ATGAAAAAAATGACGTTAACAAGTAAAATTTTAATCAGTTTAATAGGTGGAATAATAGTTGGTTTGCTGTTATTTCCCTTAAAGAATATACCATTTGTAGAACACTATATAATTGGATTTTTCCTTAAATTAGGTGGTTCTGTATTTATTAAATCAATTAAAATGCTGGTAGTTCCCCTAGTATTCATTTCTTTAACAGTGGGAAGTTCTGCAATAGGCGATACAAAAAAACTTGGAAGAATTGGAATAAAAACTTTAAGTTTTTATCTATTTACAACAGCTATTGCAATAACTATAGCCCTTGTCTTAGCTAACATAATAGACCCAGGAAATGGTTTAGTAATTGAAAATATCAGTAAAAGTGATACTGTTGTCAGCGAATCTAAATCTTTTGTAGATGTCTTAATCGATATTGTGCCATCTAACCCTATATCAGCCATGGCAAAGGGAAATATGTTACAAGTAATATTCTTTGCCCTTCTTACAGGTATGGGATTGACTATCTTAGGAGATAAAGTCAGTAAGATAAAAGATCTATTTGATCAATCTAATGATCTAATTTTAGAATTAGTAAACCTTATTATGCAGTTCGCTCCCATTGGTGTCTTCTGCCTTATTGCTACAACATTTTCTACACTGGGATATCAAGCTATGATTCCTCTATTTAAATATATAGGAACTACACTTTTAGCACTATTAATCCATGTTTTAATTACATATCAAGGCCTTTTATGCCTGGTAGCTAAAATAAATCCAATTGTATTTATAAAAAAATTCATTCCTGCTATCTCTGTAGCATTTTCTACATCAAGCAGTGGAGCCACTATACCTGTTAACTTAGAGATCCTTAGGGAAAAATTTGGTGTTTCAAAATCTACAAGTTCATTTACAATACCCCTTGGAGCTTCTATTAATATGGACGGAACTTCTATTATGCAGGGGGTCGCTGTGGTATTTATAGCTACTGCTTATGGGATTCAATTAGATATGGGTGATTATATGATGGTTATTTTAACTGCTACACTGGCATCTATAGGTACAGCAGGTGTTCCAGGAGCTGGTCCAATAATGCTTTCAATGGTCCTTACCCAAGTTGGTCTTCCTATCGAAGGAATAGCTCTTATCATGGGAGTAGATAGGATAATAGATATGAATAGAACTGCTGTAAACATAACTGGAGACGCTGTCTGCACCCTGATTATTGCCAAAACTGAGGGTGAAGATATCGGAAAAGAGATTAAAGCAGAATTAATTTAAAGGAAATTTCATAAAAAAAGCCAATTTATTAAGTAGTAACTTTACTTTAGAATTGGCTTTTTTTATTATTTCAAAATTCATACAACTACATGTTATTTTCATTGAAGGAGGTTATTATGAATAACTTATCTGAATTTATAGATGTTTTAACTAAGAGAAAAAAATCGGATCTAGTTTTTAAAAATGCAAAAATTATAAATGTATTCAGTCATGAAATTATAGAGGGGGACTTAGCTGTCCATGGAGACCAGATCGTAGGAATCGGTGATTTCTCTGGAATTTCTGAGATAGATCTTTATGGTGCCTATATTTCACCAGGTCTAATGGATGCCCATGTTCATATAGAATCCTCCATGCTGACCCCTGAAAATATGGCAAATTTAATCCTCCCCCGAGGGACTACGACTATTATAGCTGATCCTCATGAGATAGCTAACGTTTCTGGGATGAAAGGTATAGAATATATGTTAAAAGCCACTGAAAACATTCCCTTAAATGTTTTTATCAACCTCCCATCCTGTGTTCCTGCTACGACCTTTGAATCTTCAGGGGCTATTTTAGGAGCAGATGATCTAAAAAAACTTATTCACCATAAAAGAGTTTTGGGTCTGGCAGAATTTATGGATTTCCCAGGGATTTTAAAAAAAGATCCTGCGGTTTTAAAAAAATTAGATCTAGCTCAGAAAAATAATAAAATTATCGATGGTCATGCACCGAATATGAAGGCCAAAGATATTCGTACCTACGCAGGAATAGGTGTATCCACCGATCATGAATCTGAAACCTACAAGGAATTATTAGATAAAATAAGAAACGGAATTTATGTATTGATGAGAGAGGGATCAGGAGCTAAAAATTTAGAAGCCTTAGCTAATGGTGTTTCTACTAACCTCTCCCTTGCAAGATGGTGCTGCCTGTGTACAGATGATTCTCATCCAGAAACTCTGATCAGACAGGGACATATAGACCACCTCTTAAAAAAATTAGTGAAATTAAATATAGATCCCATTACTGCTGTCCAAATGGCAACTATAAATACTGCAAAATGCTATGGTTTAAGTAAATTAGGAGCTATAGCTCCTGGCTATAAAGCCGATTTAGTTATTTTCCAGGATCTCGTTGACTTCAAAGTATTAAAAACCTATAAAGGCGGCAGAGAAATCTATAACGGTATAGATGAGGTGAAAATCCAAAATACCTATATAGACAAAAGTTTACTCTCCACTGTAAATATCAATATAGATAAAAAGGATCTAAAAATACTTTCAAAGGATGAAAAAGTAAACCTAATTGAGCTTATCCCTGGAAGTTTACTCACTAAAAAAACTGTTTCTCAAATAATTTTAGAAGATGGAGAATTTAAAACAAGAAATAACCCAGACATTTTAAAGTTATTTGTAATTGAACGTCATCATGGAACAGGAAATATCGGAAAAGGTCTAGTTAAGAATTTTGGTGATTTTAAAGGCGCTATAGCATCTACAATCTCTCATGACTCCCACAATCTAGTAGTTATAGGAGATTCAGATGAAGATATTAATCTCGCTGTTGAGGAGATTAAAAGAATTCAAGGAGGTCTTTGTTTAGTTCATAATAAAAAAATAATATATTCCATTCCTCTCGAAATAGGAGGTATTATGACACAACTTCCCGGAGAAGAGGTTGCACTGAAAGTAAAAAAAATCTTAGACTCAGCTTATAAATATGGAGTAAATAGAGAATTAGACCCATTAATGAACCTAGCTTTTTTAGCCCTCCCAGTTATCCCGGAAATAAAATTAACTGATCGTGGTTTATTTGATTTTGAATCTTTTAGACATATATCTTTAGAGTTATAAGTATAAAAAATTACAACTTTATTAAAAAAAAGACTTGCTTTTCTTTGGGAGTTCTAGTATAATAATTTTTGTAGATGCCTGAGTGATGGAATGGTAGACATAGGGGACTCAAAATCCCCCGGGCGTATGCCCTTAAGGGTTCAAGTCCCTTCTCAGGTACCATATAACCCCTCTACGTTTAGAGGAGTCATCACAAAAATTAATTGAATAACAATATAAAAAAAGAAGTATTAATTAATACTTCTTTTTTAGTATTCTAAAACTATGTCATACTCAAAATTCTTCCTATTATTTATATTCTTTACCACTATCTCTTTTATTATCATTCTTAGAAGTTCTCGGAGATCCATAATATCATAATTTTTATAGTTATTTGCAACTTCTACCAATATCTCAAAGTTTTCATCTGATCCATCTTCTTTCTTTCTCATAGTTTCTTCTATAACAGATATTTCCTTTATTACAATTTCTAAATCTTTACCTATTTTTTCTCTATTCTTAGTAAATTCAGATTCATCTATCAACTCTTTCAAAAGTAGTGAAAGCAGCCTATCCTTTTCTTTTAATATACTGGCCCTTCTATTTTTATATACTTCTAAATTCTTTTCTAGCTCTAGACTATCCAAAGACACATCATTTATTTCTCTTAATTGTTCAAATTCTTTCAACCTTTCAAAGATCTCTCCCTCTATTATATCTGCGTCAATTTTCTTTTTACAATTGTCACACTGATAACTCCTGTATAACCTATCATATTTTTTTACATAGTTTCCATTCCCATACATCTTTTTCATACAACTACATCTGATCAACCCTCCTAATATGAAATTAGATTTTTTTATGTTTTTTTTATTTAAAACACGATTCCCTTTTATATATAACTGTACCCTGTCGAACATTTCTTTGTCTATAATAGGTTCCTGGGTACCATCTACTAATAGATATTCTCCTTTTCTCTGCTTTTTTTTATTATGAAGATTATTTTTCCTTACACCAAATCTATATTTCCCTATATAAAAAGGATTCGTTAAGATCCACCTCATACTTTCTACAGATCTCCCGAACAAATCAGAAGTTTTTTTTAAGGATCGATTTCCTATAAAGGTCATAAAAAAGTTTCTTACCTGTCTTGCTCCTACTTCGTTTATAACAATATTCTTTTCTTCATCCCTCTTATATCCTATGGGAAGCTGCCCTGCCATCCAATGGCCTTTTTTAGCCCTCTCATATGCACTAGATTTTACTCTAGTTGATATTTGTTCCCTCTCATATTGGGCTAACCCAGCATTTATAGTGAAGAACAACCTTCCTGTGGATGTAGTAGTATTAAGATCCGGCTGTGAGATTGAAACAAAATCCACATTTTTTTCTATTATATTTGAAATAAATGAAATCATTGTACTACTTTTTCTAGATATCCTGGAAGTTTCATAAACTAATAATATATCAATTCGCCCATTATCTATATCTCTTTGTAATTCCTTAAAACCTTTTCTTTCATCATCTCCTCCACTCCCAACATCTTCATAGATCATATGAAGATCATAATCATGAAGCTCACAAAATGATTCTATTTTTGATATCTGAGTCTTTAAGGAATCATTTTCTTCCTGCATACTGGTAGAAACTCTCACATAAGCTCCTACTTTCTTTTTACTTCTCATCTTTCTTCCTCATTTTTTTTAATAATTTTACTATATTAACTTTTCTTTCATTACTCATAATTAATTTCCTCCTTATATAAATTTTCGACTTAAATCTATAGCATACACCTTAGTTCCAGATTTTATAGTGTCAAAATATTCTTTTTTTCATGATCACCTCCTAACAAATTCTTATTTGTTTCTATAAATAAAAAGCACACTATTTTAAATAGTGTGCTTAAAACTTTCTTTAAAAAATTTTCTAACTCTTTCGTTCATACGATTTTCTTGCTCATCTGGTTCCTTTTCTTCAAGATAGTATTTATTAGTCATAATATTTTTAGATAATGAATCTAGCGGAAAACCTTTTATTTTTTTGTTATAAGGTTTTTCTGATATTATAAAATTACTAAGAGATATTTCAGGTCCTTGATATTCAAAGCTAGTATTTTCATCTATTTTTAGATAGATAGCATTTTCATAGCGACTAATAATTTCGCCACCATTCTTTTTCGCAATTTTTGAATAATATTCTATCATTTCATCGTCAGAAAGTTCTCTTCCTTTAACCCTTCTTATATAAACTCCAGGTTGATCTATATCCTTTACTCCTTCGAAATAGAGTCCTGAATCACAAGAAAAAACTGGAATTTTAAATTCTTGAAAATATGTCTCAGCTTTTTTCTTGGCGTTTTCTAATGGAGTTTCCCCATCTTCAATTACTTTAGGTATTTTTTTTTTAATATCGTTTAACCCAATGATTTCAATATCCATACCATTTAACGCCTCTTTCATCTCTTTTACCTTGGCATCATTTGTTGTACCATAAATGATTTTTTTCATTAATTTCTCCCTTTGCTTTTATTTTAGAATCTCTATATGGTTTAATGGAGCCCATCCTTTCTTTTGTGGTTCTTTTTCTTTATAACCCCAAATCCATCCATTTAAAGCTTTTTCTTCCACTAAAATTTCTCCCATTTCAAGATTAAATTCTGTAGCGTCATAATTTTCTAATATAATTCCTTTATCATTATTTTGATCAATAATTTGTTGTGGGATCCACCCTTCATTATTAATAGTTTTACAAAAAATCCAACCTTTCCAATCACCATTTTCATTAGACTCTTCGATGCATTTAACTTTTTCTCCTTTTAAAACTTTAATAGGATTTGGAAACTCTGATTCTCTTCCTTTCTCAACTAAATATTTATTCATTACAACCCCCAATAATAATTTATACTACAAGTATAGCCTATAAAGTAATTTTTAAGCACACTATTTAATTTTTAATGTCCACCAAACAAATAATAATTTGTTTCTCTCCTACATCTTAAATTTTATCGCTTCTCTTACTAAATATGACTCCCTTGCATATTTTTTTATACTCTTTTCATCTGTATAGATCTCTCCCATGAATTGAAGTTCTTTGATGCTATCAAGCATAATGGTGCTGAATTTTACCCAATTTGAAATAGTTCCTTGAAATTCCATCTTTATCCCTCCTAAATTAAATACAATTTTTATATTAGCTGCTATAATCCAGGTAGATCATTAGCACTCCTAATATTTTTTCTTTGGTCGGAAATTTTAATTTTGTGCTATAATTTACCTGTAGGAGTGGTTTTCATACCTCTATTTTTTTCTTTGGTCGGATAAATTTTAGATGTTGATTGCTCCTGCTTTTTTAATTCTTTTTTAGACTTCCAATTTTTTACTGCCCAAAAGAATGTTTTTTCTGTAATTCCCAAAGCATCGCAGTACATTTTAATTTCGTACTCTGGGAGATTTCCTCTAAGTTCTATGATACTTATCTTAAAGCGATCCTTCAGTTCATCAATTAAGCCATTCGGTGTCATTATCTCATCCATCAATTCCCCCTCTGAAGCTTGTTATATCTCCTGCAAAAAATATTTTCTAACTCAGTATTTACTATATTTTCATCACTTTTACTCAGGTTGTTATATTCTTCATACCCAAATGATTTAGCTATCTGCTTACATAGGTCATCAATTTCATCCTGTGTAGTGATTTTCAGCATATGGGCTACTTTATCAGCCTTAGGAACCTTTTTTAAATCTATCGGCTCAACTATCTTGTGATCTCCATCTTTGAGAATTGCTACTAAGGTTTTAGAATTTATAGCTTTATTTTTTAGTTTCATAAATTCAATTACTTTTTTAACCTCTTCCAGTGATCCCTTTGAATAATTTTTAATATTTTTTAGGGTCTGGGAATTATAGTTTTTAAAATTATTTTTAATGAGTAGATCTTTTAGATTTTGAAAAAAAGTTTCATCAGAGGCAGCAGCGGGATTTGATTCTGTGCTACTACTATCTTTTTGTGGGAGTATCTTTATAGGAGTATTATCAGACGACTTTTGAGACGGTGTAGAGGCTACTTTTGAGTCGAAACCACACGACTTTTGAGACGGGTGCGGAGTTTGTTGACCTAAAAGACCCATCTTTTTTTTCATCTCTTCTATCTCATCTTCTGTATCTTCTATTTTATTAAATTCAAATAAGGTATTGAACTTTTCTTCCAAGAAGATAAAGTTATATGATCCGTAAACCAAATTTTTATGTAGGTGTCTTTTTATTAATCCTAAATTCTGATATTTTTTTAATCTTCTAGACAGTACATCGTTTGTAGTGATTTTTAATGCAGGAAGATAAGAGAGTAATTTAGAATAATCAACCCACATATATACATCCCCATTTACAGTTTTTTCTAAAAGATTTTTCCAAGTCTTCATATCTTTTAGGTAAGAAATGATAAAAGCATCTTTTATATCTAATCCTAAGTCTATAAGTTTATCCTGCTGAACTTCAGCTATGGTATATTTCACAGTTTCTTTATTCATATCTTTCCTCTCTTTTTACCTAAATTTTCTTTAATAAGTTTCTTTTCAATATTAGAATTTTCTATCTTCAGCTTTTCTCTGCAGCTGACAGCATATTCTAGGAGCCATACTCTTACTTCATCATCCAAAGCTTCATACTGGACCTCTAAGGCATCTATCTGTTTTCTTTTCTCAAAATATGTTTCATTGAAATCATTTATTTTTTCATCTAGATCTTCCAGGGCTTTTTTCATAGATAAGAGATCTTTTAATTTTAGGATCTTGGATCTAGTTTTAGTAAATGATTTCTGCATATCTTCATTCCATTTATTTAGATTGAAACTCTTTACCCTTCTCTCATCATCGAGATCGTCTATTACTCCTGCATGCCTCAGATGTTCTTCAAATGTTTCTACTCTTACCTGCATATTCATACTTCTTTCTAGCTCTAAGGATAGAGCTGAATCTGGTCTAGCCATAGTTATCCTCCCTTAAAATAATTTATATTGCTTCTCCCCAGTAGGAGTAAGATCATAGGTCAGCTTTTTTACTTTCTTTATAAATTCATTCTTTTTTATCTTATCTTTATTCCTAAATACAGTTTTTATAACCTTAGCATTTGAAATTTCCATAGTTCCCCCCTTGTTATTAAATAAAATATTATTTTTTCAAAATAAAATCTATTTGCAATTGTAATTTATTTTTTGAAAAAATTTTTAGATAAATTTAATGCTACTTCGATTTTCTCTATCACAAAAGGATTGTTTTTATTAATATGATAATACATGTTTTCTCTACTAATCCCTATGTTTTCTGATAAAGAAGTTAAAGTCGTATCATTTTTTACAGCTTCTATTTTTATTTTTTGAATAAGCTTCAATAAATCACCCCCTACCGCTTTCAATTGTAAGTCTACTACATAAATTTGCGTTTGTAAATACTTTTTAGAAATAAACTTACAAATGTAAAGTTAGCATAATATAATATTAAAGAAGAACAGGAGGTTTTTGATTCATGATTAAAAGTTATGATGTACCAGAGAAGAAAAGAAAAGAACTAGGAAACTATATAAAAAGTCTTAGAGAGAAAAGAAAATATGGATTTAATCAATTTGCACTAAAATCAAATTTGAATGTTGCAGATTTAAATAGAATTGAAAAGGGAGATAAAAAGAAAATAAATGCTTTTCAATTAAGAAATATTGCAACTGCTCTAAGAATTGATTATAAAGAATTATATAAAATAGTTGGATACTTAGAAGAGGATGATTGTCTTCCAGAAGGAAATATAGATTTAGATTGTAATTTTAAAAAAATTCCTCTTTATAACTCTATTTCAGCAGGAGCAGGCCTAGAAGATTTAGAGGATGAAGAGGTTCAATTTATAACTGTTCCTGATATTAAGCAGTTCTCAGGAAACGTTGTTGCTATCAAGGTTTCTGGGGATTCAATGGAGTATACTATTGAGAATCGTTCTATAGTCTTCATAAGGAAAGATGTAGAAGTTCCTAATAAAAAAGTAGGAGCATTTATACATAATAATAAAGCATTACTTAAAAGATATATATGTCAAGAAGATCACTGTTTCTTAAGGTCAGATAATAGAGACTATCCAGATGTTGAAATTAAAGAAAGTGACGAGTTTGTTATAGTTGGTCGTTTTATAGGGCAGTTGAACGAGGAAGAGTAAATAAAATTAAGTTTTAAAAGAGGTTAGAGATATGAACATAGAAAATATTATTGATAATTTTTTAGAAAATGAGTATAAGTATAAAAAATTTTTTCCTATTATTTTAAATGATTTTAATAAATTATCTATTGAAAAAAAAGAAAAACTTTGTTTAGAAACTAAAAATTCTTACCATAAAGGCATGTTTTATTCCTCGGCGGATAGAACTCTAGAAGCTCTTTATTATTTAAAAGAATATTTTAATTGTAAAATTAAATTTAAGGATGCAGAACTTCTTAATTTTTGTTTAGTAATAGCGAGATCAGGAGCTTTAAATTATTTAAAAGGTCCTATTGTTGAAAAATTTAATAAAATGGAGCACTCAAATATTGAAAGAGTAAATTTCATGCTCGCTCTAGCTGATCGAAAGAACAAAGAAGTAAAAAGAATTTTAGAATATTACATCAATAATAAAATTGATTTAATAGATTTAGATTACCCTTTGATTAATGACGCTTTATTATTTATTTCTAAAGATGGTGAATCCCTTTATAGCGAACTTTTATCTTTGGAGGGTTTTGATTTTAATAAATTAGATAAGAGTGTTCAAAAGCACTATATTAAAAAATATTTTATTAAAAAATTATTATTCTGTTTGAATTTAAAGGAGTGAAAAAATGTTTTTAGTAACTAGATTAGTAGCACATAATACAATTCTTCTTCCTCATCCTAGAATATATGGAAATGTTGAAATAAAAAAAATAAAAACTCTTTTTAAAAAAGAAAAAGAGTTGTTTGAAGAATCTGCTAAAAGTTTTGAAGAAACAATTCCTAAAGTAGTTTCTCAAATAATTTCTATTTTTATAGAAGCTTCTACACCTAAAGACGCTGATGAAAAAGCAGAAAAAGAATTTTTAAAAGTTTTAGATTTATATGATGGATTAAAATATGGAATAATGTCTAATAGCAGTTTAAAAGAAGCTGGTATCATTAGAAATTTTGAAACAAATAAATTATATTCTAGAAAAAGAAATGGTACTGGTTACCAAACTGCTTTCGAAATGGGAAGGAATTTTATAAATCCTATAGATAATGCCCAAATATATATTCACTATGCAACTGAGAATGAACTAAAAAAAGATTATTTTAAGTTTTTACATTGGATGAGACTTATCAAAGAAGAAAAAAATTATCACATGAAGTTTTTAAAATACTGGTTTGCATTTGAGGGGATTGTAAAAATAAAAGGAGATGATCTAATAACGTCTAAATTAGCTGGAATTGCTGGCTTTTCAGAAGGGTTTTTAGGCCAACATTTAAATAAAGAAACAATAAAGATAGTAGTTTCTAGAAATGATTACCGAAAAAATAGAAAGAAAACTAAAGAAATCTTAGAACAATTTAAAACTTTAAGAGATAAAACTGTACATGAAAGTATAGAAACTTTTCAAATTAGAGAATACTATAAAGAACCACTTGGTTTGTTACAGCATATTTCAAATAATATAAAACGTTATATAGAACAGGCTTTAGCGCAAGATGTTTCTTCGAAGAAAGAATTTTGGGAATATTTCCCAATTTTATATACCGAATTTATTAATACAGATAATTTTCGACTTCCTTTTGAAAATAATTTTTATTTAACAGAAGAGGTTAGATATGACGAAGAAAGTTAAAGAAAATATTTTTAAGTTATAGGAGAAAAAAATGAAAAAAGTTAGAAAGCAAAACAAACATTTAATAAAAGAATTAATAGATCTAAGGAAAAGTAGAAAATCTATTAAAGATTTTAATTTCAATTTTCTTGCTAATTTTAGTGAAAATACAATACTAATGCATAGTCACTTAGGGAAAGAGGAATTAAAAAAAGATTTAGTAAAAATTGCGAGTAGACAATATTTCGTATTTCTTATAAGTTGTTGGGAAACTTTCTTTAGAGACATCTTTATTTTTATCTACTCAGAAGATGAGGAAAGTATAAAAAAGTTGTTTGCAAAAATGAAAATCACAGAGGACTCTATGGAACTTGAAAACATTACATTAATAGAATTATTGAGTAAAAGTTTTAATTTTCAAAATCTAAATGATTTAGAAGATGCTTATTCTAGCTTATGGGGCTCAAATTTCTTTGAATATGTGTGTGTAACAAAGATTGATCTTTTTGGTTTTAATGGAAAATTTGTTAAGGAATCTTCTATTTCTTCATTGTTCCCTGAGTGGTTGGAAATAATTAAAAAATCATTTAGTATAAGACATAAGATTGTACATGATGCAAATTATCGAATTGATTTAGATATTAATTTTATTCGAAAATTTGAAACTTTATTTTTAATAATTCCACAATTTGTCACATACTTTACAGCTAAACGTTTTAAGTTAGACCATATTGTTTTATCTGATGGAAGAAACACTGTCCCTTATATCTTCTCAATTCATGATATTTTAGCTAATGATTGGGAAGTTCTTTAATTATTTATATTTATAAATTAAACAGTTTAAAAGATGATAGTAAAACAAAAGGAAATAGCTATCTTGGGATTATAGGAGAGGACAGAAAAATAAAACTATCTCCAATAACAGCTCACCAAAGAACTTAGATTCTGTAGTATATGTAACCAAAAGTGGGAAGAAGTATCATAGAGAGAGCTGTAGGTATAATAAAAATGCTACGGCTATGGGTATAGATCAGGCTAAAGGAAGAGGATTAGAAGCTTGTAAGGTTTGCAAACCATAGGATAAAAGGAGATGGTAAATTAATAACAGAAGAATAACTTATCGATATATATAATTAGTCTTTATTAAAATTTTAATTTTTAAATGGAGGTACTAAATGTCTAGTAAAGTTGCAATTAAAGGTGTTATGAAAATGTTAGATGAAGGAAATATTTCTACGGAGGATCTCCTTTCAGATGAATTTTTTAAGAGGTATTCCTCAGTGAGATCTCTGGAAGAATTTGAAAGTAAATTTGATACCGGCCCTGGAAAAGGGGTAACAAAAGAAAAATATGCACAAGAAATTATTAGAGCACATACCGAATTTAAAAATATTGATGAAATGAAGAATAAAGCTATTGAATTTTATGCTGAGGAGTAGGAGATGAATGTAAATCTATCAAGAGAAACATTGGACTTAATATCTTATGTCCCAAAACTTGGGGGTATAATATCTCCAATCTTAGCAATTCATGATTTAGGATATTCAATACAAGAAAAATTATTTAATAAAAAATTATATACTTTTTTATATTCTTTAAAAGAAAAAGATTTTGAAGAAAGAGTAAAATTTTTATCAAACTATGTAAACGGTGATGAAGAAAGATTTTTTGAAAGAGTTATATCTGTATTATCTAGTGCTGATTCCAGAGATAAAGCATATTATGTTTCTCAAGCATTTCATGGTTTTTTGTATGAAAAAATAACCCAAAAAGAATTTTTTAAACTATTAAAGGTTATAGATGAAACTTTATTAGAAGATTTAGAAGAATTTTTAAAAATTAAAAATTTTCCAGAAAGCTATACAAATGAAGAATTAGGTGAAAAAAAAGAAATGATGCTTGAATTTATCCTGTCCAAAAATGATATTTTTTATTATGAAGCCGGTTATGGGAATATGAGGTGGAATAATTCTTGTAAAAAGTACTTACTCACTGATTTTGGGAAAAAAGTTTATGAAACTTTAAATAATTAGAATTAAATCAATAGCAAGACTAGGTGATAATCATCAATATCCACCTATTGTTTTGAGAAAAGATGATACCTACCATGAGTATGGTAGGGTTGCTAAGATGATATTAGATTTGTAGGAAATAAAGGGGAGCAAATGTCTAAATTTAATAAGTTAACATCAGAAAGAAAAAATTTTTTAGAACAACTTTATTCATTAATTTCTTTAGAATTTGAAGATCAAAAAGGTAATATAGAAAAAGATGAATATGAAAAAATAAGGACCATCTCGATTAATGCTACATGGGGAATGGGAAAAAGCTTATTTGCAGAAGCATTAGAAGAATATATTATATATAATAATGTGGATGAATTTAACATCGAAGTTTTAAAATATAACGCTTGGCAAAATGATTGCTTTAGTGATCCCATGAAAACGATAATAGGAGAATTAAATGAGCAATTAACCTTAAGTTTTGAATTAAAAGAGAAAGCAGAAATAGTTTTAAAAAATATTGCTAAAAAAGGGTTAAAAGCATTATTTGAAATTATACTTAAAAATTTTAAAATGACAGATAAAGATATTGAAAATTTAAAAGAATTATTTACAGGTATTAATGAAAGTTCTTTAACAGAGTATAAAGAATACAAAAAAATGATAAATGATTTTAAAATTGCTTTATCACAAGAAGCTGTTATAGGGACTAGTTTTAAACCTAAAGTCATATTAGTCGATGAATTAGACAGATGTAGGCCTGATTTTGCTATTGAAGTTTTAGAAACAATAAAACATATATTTGATGTAAATAACATAATATTCATTTTTTTAATAAATAAGTCACAGTTAAAATCTAGTGTAAGTAATATCTATGGAGAAGATTATGGGAATGAAGATTACTTTAAAAAGTTTTTTAATTTAGAGTTGAATCTCCCAGAATTAAATTATCATGAGTTTAAGGAAATTGAATATACAAATTTAAAAAATAATATTATAAAAGAGACTGAAAATAGACAGTATATAGCTGATTTAAATGAATTTAATAAGGGATTATTTTTAAATTGTTTAAAAAACTTAACTATAGAAACTTCTACAAGACAAAGAAAAATGATGCTTAAAAAATTTGAATTATTGCTTAAAACAATGAATAATATTCAAAAAAACAATTTGATATTATCGATAGCATTAATTAACTATTTTATATATCAAGAGGTTGGAAAAGAAAGAACTGAAAAAAAAGTAGGAGGAGAAGTATCATTTGATGAATGGTTTGATTTTTTTTGGTATGAAGAAACTCCCGATAATGACGATAATGTAAAAAAAATCAAAAGTGAAATAGAATATTTTGATGAAATCATCTCCCTTTTTAGGGAACATTTACAGAAACAAAATAATGGAGAAACTAATAACTCTGAATATAGAATAGTTCAAGCATATTGTAATAATTCTTTAGGGTTTGATGACTGTTCTATCTGTGAATCAAGCAATTGTGGGAAATATGGTGCCAACCAAGTTATTTATGAGAGAAAAAATTTAAAAAATTTACATATAGGTGCAACAAGTATACGCCGTACTTATCAAATAGTCTTACCACTAGAAGATAGATACTTCAATAGTTATAATGGTGTAAATATGGTTATTCAGTGGTGTAAAGATAAATATAATTTTATATCTTCAATAGGATAGAGATAACATTTTATAAATTTGAAGATAAGCTAATACATGTGAAAGAATCCTGAGCTACTGTCGAGTCACAAGCTGAATGGGGGAAAAATATTTGGAGGAGCCATGAAAAAAATAATTATCCTTTTAAATTTTCTATTTGTTTTTACAATTTTAAGTGCCCAGACTCTTACAGGTAATGTTTCTTATGTAAGTGATGGAGATACAATCCATATAGTAGCTAATAACCAGAAATATAAGATCAGGTTTTATGGAATCGATACTCCTGAAAAAACTCAAGAATACGGATTAGAAGCCAAAGAGTTTGTGCATAAAAGAATAGCAAATAGAAATGTAAAAGTAGAAGTAATGGATACAGATCGTTATGGCAGGAAGGTAGGGAAGGTCTACTATAATGGAAAGTATCTAAATAAAGAAATTGTAAAAAATGGGTATGCCTGGTGGTATAAAAATTATGCTAGAAATGATAAAGATCTGGAGAATGCAGAAAAATATGCCAGGGTTAATAAATTAGGATTATGGAAATCATCTAATCCAATAGCTCCCTGGGATTATAGAAGAGGTAAGAAAAATAAAACTACTTCTACCAGCAGTTCATCAAAGAATCTAGATTCTGTAGTATATGTGACTAAAAGCGGTAAGAAGTATCATAGAAAAGGATGTAGATATCTGAAAAGTATAGGAGGGAGTTATCCTCTGAAGGAAGCGGAAGCACTGGGGTATGAAGCTTGTAGTAAGTATTAAAAAAATTGCAGTTGGTTCTACACCAAGTGTTATGATAATTAAAAAGAAAAAGACAGTACTAACTGTCTTTTTTTGTACAAAAAAATTGAAAATAATACAGGGATTTATAAAAATTAAACTAAATTAATTGTAAAATAACTAAAAAAAAGTTAATATAGATATAATTAACCAACTATAGACTAAGGAAAACTTGGAAAAGAGGAAGATAGTTTTGATCTATGAAATGGAAAAAATATTTAAAGGAGGATATAAACAAAATGGCTAAACCAAGAATTTTTATAAGTTCAACATTTTATGATCTAAAACAGATTAGATCAGACTTAGATTCTTTTATCCAAACTTTAGGGTATGAATCAATTAGAAATGAAGAAGGTAATATTCCTTATGGAAAAGATGAAGCCCTTGAAGAATATTGCTATAAAGAGATAAAAAATGTTGATATTTTAATTTCCATTATAGGTGGACGTTATGGGAATGAAGGTAAAATTAAAAATAATTCGATTTCTCAAATAGAATTAGAAACAGCGTATAAAGAAGATAAACAAGTTTATATTTTTATTGAAAAAAATGTTTTATCAGAATATGAAACATACCTTTATAATAAAGATAATGATATAAAATATCGTTATGTTGACGATAAAAAAATTTATGAATTTATAGAAAAGTTAAAAGCTAAAGAGAAAAATAATAATATAAAAAGTTTTGAGTCGTCATCGGATATAAGCAAATATTTAAAAGAGCAATTTGCTGGATTATTTCGAAATTTTTTAGAACAACAAACAAGAAACAAAGAGATCAAATTAATAGAAAAATTAGAAAATAATATCTCTAATCTAGATAAACTAGCTACATTTCTTAATGAAGCGAATAAAGATAAATCCGAAGAAGTAAATAAAATTATTAGTATCAACCATCCACTAATAGAAGCGTTAAAAGAAAGATTACTAATAGAATATAATTTTTACATTGAAGGAATAGAAGATTTAAAAAAATTATTAAAAGATAAGCATTATTACGAGGGAAGTGATATCGATTTTGATTATTTAGTATTTACAGGGACTAATCCAACACATAAATATACAATTAAAATTAGCCGTAACTTATTCGATAAAGAAAAAAAGCTTAGATATATAAAAAAAACGGATTGGGATAGAAATTATTTAATATATGAAAGCACTCTTATTTCTAATAATGATGATGTTGAGGCCATATTTTAATAAAATATAAAGAGAACACACACTAAAAAAGGAGAAAAGAAAATATGTTTAAAAAGATAAAAAATATGAAAATTAAAGTTAATTTTTTTGAAAGAAACCTAAGATCAAGGTATTTAAATTTAGTAGCATTTATTTCAACGGTAGCTTCCTTTGGCTTAATTTTTGTAGATATCCAAGGGAAAGAAAAATGGATAGGTTTAATATTTTTATTTGTTTTGATGGGTGTGTATATAACCTTATGGTATAAAGCTAACACATTAGAAGAAGTTACTTTAAAAATAAATAATTCAGTAATTGAAATCAAAGTTGCAGATATATTTGAAGAAGAAGGATATAAAGTTATTGCATTTAACGAATATTTTGATACCACAACTGATCACGAAATTATTTCTAAAGAAAGCTTAAATGGTCAATATATCGAAAATAAATTATATATAAAAACTGGTTCTATCAATTCTATTGAAGACCTCGATTCTAAGATTGAAGAATCAACCTTTTTATCAAATAAAAAATTAGAAGTTAATAGCAAGAGAAATAATGGAAAAAAACAAAAGTATAAATTGGGATCTATTTTTAAATTAGAAAATTACCTATTGACCGCAATGACAAAATTTGATAACGAGAATAGAGCATATTTATTACAAATTGATTTTATTAATTTTTTATTTGAATTCTGGGATAATATAGATACTGTTTATAATGGTAATACTATTGTTCTCCCTGTATTTGGTAGTGGGATGACTAGGTTCAAGGAAAATATCGGTATATCTGATCAAGAATTATTAAACATTATTATTTGGTCTTTTAAAATTAGCAAGACAAAATTAACTTATCCTTCTAAATTAAAAATTGTTATATATGAAAAGAAAAAAGACAAGATAAATTTCTACCAATTAAAACAATTAGAAACAATTTAATAAATAAAGGGAGGCATAAAAATGGCAGGAACATCTTATAGAACAGGTACATATGTTGCTTTTGATGGAAATGGAGAAAAAGATCCGGTAAAAAGTGATTTTAGATGCTATGGCTTAATTAAGGCTTGGAATAAATCAGATAAAATTGATTTTAGATTCACTGATAGCCATGAAAAAACTTATAAAGTTAAAGATGGAAGTTTAAAAAGAACATTAGAAACTAGATTAAAAGAAAGATTCTCTAGATCAAAAAACATGGTAATTCTTTTATCTGCTGACACTAACTGGGATAGAGGAGCTTTAAATTGGGAAATAGAACAGGCAGTAGACGTCTATGACTTGCCTATAATCATTGTATATATTGGTTATAAGTATATCTTAAAACCCGAAGCTTGTCGTAAATATTGGCCTAAAAGTTTAGCTAAAAGAATTGATAATGATACTGCGAAGTGCATTCATATTCCTTTTAAAAAAGAACCATTATTTACGGCTGTTAATCAATTTACAGTTCAAAATCAGGAATTAACATTAGGTGTTCATTATTATAATGCAGAAACTTATGAAGAATGGGGATTAAAGTAAAATCAATTTCAATTAGAGCCTATTTAAAGTGCATCTATTAAAGATACAATCTCTAGATGATTTTTGCATGAATGTTATTTAAATGGTTCTAAAAACTTTTATAAAAACTATAAGGAGAAGATATTATGGAAAAAGGATATTCAATAAATATAAAAAACTTAGAAGGAGATGTTAAATTAAACAGTAAAAGTGATAATTCTAAAAAATTTACTCCAAACCTTTCTAAATTAATAAAAGAATTTAAGGAAAAAGAAATTTTAGATGGAGATATGATCGAAAATTTATTTTTTCCAACTCAAGAAATATACGATATTTTTATCTCTCATTCTCATACTGACAAAGAAATTGCGAAAAATTTTGCAGCCTATTTAACAAACGAAGGATACAAAGTTTTTTTAGATTCAAAAATATGGGGTTCAGCAGATGAGTTATTAAAATTAATAGATGATCGATATAGTAAAAATATAAATGATGATTACTATTCTTATGAAAAAAGGAATTTCTCAACCTCTCATATTCATTCTTTATTAAATAGTGCTTTATCAAAAGCAGTTGAGAATAGTAGAGTATCAGTATTCATAACAGGAGAAAATTCAATTAACAATTCTGGAAATGAATTAGAAACAAAAGTTAAGTCTCCATGGATATACCAAGAGTTGAATATTTATAATTTAATCATGAGGCAAAAACCAGGATTTGGTTTGGAAGTTAAAAAAACTGCATTAATTGAAAATTGTTTACAAATAGAAAGAGATGCAGACATGTCTAACTTAGAAATATGCTCTAGTTTAAATGCTTTATTATCAGAATTAGATAGAATTAAACCAACTAAATAAATACTTGAAACAGTTAAATAAGGAGAGATGAAAATGGTAAAAGCAAATGTGTCAATACAACATGTTATGCCTAATCTTAAAGGAGGATGGAGCGTAAAAAAAGATGGTTCACTACGCGCTACCAAAACATTTAAAGAAGTAAAAGAAGCTATTTTATATGCAGAAAAAATAGCCATCAATCAAAAAGGAGATATAATTGTTCATAAAAAAAATGGAGCGGTTGCAAAAAGTATTCCCTATGCTAAAAATAGCATTCTATTAAAAGGTATAAAAAAATGAGCTATCAAAAGTCTGTTTTTATAAATTGTCCATTTGATAAAAAGTATGAAGATAATCTACGGGAATTAGTTTTTACAATTATATCTTTAGGTTATGTTCCCAGATTAGCAATAGAGTCTTCTGATTCAGGAACAGTTAGATTTAATAAAATAGTAGACTTAATTAAAAAATCAAGCATAAGTATTCATGATTTATCTCGAATTAAGTCCGAAACAGTAGCAGAATTTTTTAGAATGAATATGCCTTTTGAACTAGGAATAGATTTTGGTTGTAGAGAATATTCTGGAAAAATAGAGCATAATAATAAAAAATATTTAATTCTAGGAGAAAAAAAATACGAATATATGAAGGCTCTTTCTGATATTTCAGGAATGGATATTAAATACTATACTCCAAATGTTAAAATTATAGCAGTCACAAGAGATTGGTTTGTAGAAAATATTACTAGGGATTTTGATACACCAAGCCCTAATATGATTTGGAATAAATTTATGGATTATAATTCATATTATTTGGAATTTGCAAAAAGTAGAGGGTATTCAGATAAAGAGATTTTTAAAATGCCTCTAATCGAACAAATTAATACTATAAAGAGATTTTTAATTTCAAATCCATATGCTAAAAAAATATAATTTTATAAGGAAAAGATATAAATAAAAGAATTATTTAAAAGGGAGAATATAAGAAAATGAAATGGAAAATGTATCAGTTATTTAAAGCAAAAATTAATATTTTAAAAATGTATTTTATGATAGTAGGAGTTATTTCGTCATTTGCAACGATAGTTACCTCCATTTTTCCAGATGTTAGTAACTACTTTATTGGATATGGAATTAAATCTCTACTTCTATTCTTTGGAGGATTACTTATATGTGCTATAATTTTTGAATTAAATTTATTATTTCAAGTAATTAAATTTCAAGTAACTAAAAAAATAGAAATGGGAATATCAGTAGGCAATATCTTAAAAAAAAATAGTATTATAGTAATACCTGTTAATGAGTATTTTGATGTCGTTGTAGATGACAATATAATTGCAAAAGAAAGTTTACATGGTCAATTTATTACTAACTTTTTTGGTGGAAATACTGAAGAATTAAAAAATAGAATCAAAGCAAAATTAGATGGGAAAGTCGGTCTATTAGGAAATAGAAATGAAAAAAAATATCCTTTAGGGACTGCTATAAAACTAAAAGAAGAAGGAAAAACGTTTTTTTTGATAGCACTTTCAAAATTTGATGAAAATGATAAAGCATACTCAAGTATGGAAGAATATAAAAAAGTTTTAGAATCTTTGATCTCATATATCCATATAAATTCAAATGCTAAAAAAGTATGTATTCCTTTAATAGGTGCAGGGCAGAGTGGAATAGAATTAACAGAGCAAGGAATTTTAGAAAATTTAATACATATGTTTAAATTAAGGGGAGAAGTAACTGTCTCAGGAGGAATAGAAATAGTAGTATATACAGGCGATGCTTGCAAAATAAATTTAGCAAGAATAAGGTCAATAGTAAACGAACAATAAAAATTAGAAATAACAGAAGGAGGATTAGAATATGAAAGTTTTTATCAGTTGGTCTGGTGTAAGAAGCCAAAAGGTAGCTGAATTACTTAACGATTGGATGCAATGTGTTATTCAAGCTGTCAATCCATGGATGTCTTCAAAAGACATTGATAGGGGTTCTTTATGGTTTTCTGAAATTAACGACCAACTATCAGATACAAATGTGGGGATTATATGCTTAACACAAGAAAATAAAAATAAACCTTGGATACTATTTGAAGCGGGAGCTTTAGCTAAAGGAATTAATTCTAGTAGAGTTTGTACATTTTTAATTGATTTACAATCATCTGATGTTGGAAATCCATTGGCACAATTTAATCATACATTTCCAGAAAGAGAAAGTGTTTTGGGATTAGCAAGAACTATAAATGCTTCACTGAAGGAAAAAGCGTTAAAAGAATCAATTCTTGAAAAAGTTTTTGATACATATTGGTCTAAATTTAAATCTGATTTTGAAAAAATCATATCAGAAACACCTGATGAAGAAGTTGTAAGTGAAAGGACTGAAAATGAAATTCTCCGTGAAATTTTAGATTCTACACGTGGAACCGATAGAAGATTAAGAGCACTGGAAAATAAAAATAATCGAGGTGAATTGATTAAAGAAGAATCTCAAAATACATTAGAATCTATTAAACAAAATAAATCTGTGTCACTTCAAATGCTTCGTAGTAAGGTAAAAAACTTATTATCCTATGGTTTTACAGCTGAGGAAATTTTTCAGGAATTATCGATGTATAATTGTACTTTAAATACAATAAATAAACTTATAGATACAATTGAGAATTCATCAAAGATATAAAAAAGTTAGAAAAGTCTAATAAAATCAAAGATGATAAAAACTAAGACACTAAGAGTCAAAATAATTTTGGCTCTTTTTTTATTTTATACTTAACAGGAAAAAATATTTATGCTATTCTTAAAATAAGACCGAAGAAAAAAGTTTAATTGAGGAGGATATTTTATATGGAAAAAAAAAACAAAGACAAGACCGAAAAAATGTGTGAAGTTATCAAAAAGCAAAAGACCAATAAATTCACAGGGAAAATGGAGATCAATTTCTTTAATGGAGTTCCTGAAACAATAAAAAAAACAAGTTGTGAAAAAGTTTAGTTGCGAACTGAATAAAAATAATGTATATTTAAATTATAGTAAATAAAATTAAATAATTAAGTGGAAGGTTGAATTTCAAATTGAGCTAATCGATAAAAAGAAAGCAGATTTGTCAGCATAAGACCTTTGACCATGAACCAAACGTATAAAGCCGGGGTACATGATATAGACGATATAAGTCTATACATGTACTTCGGCTTTTTTTATTTTTTATAAGGGAAATAGTTAATTTAACGGGAAACTATTCAACATTGAGAAGGTGGGAACTCAATTACCCGATAGGGGGAGAAGATGAATTGGAAAGAACAAAGGGAATTAAGACAAAGTCAGATGAAAGCCCTGGAAGATGAAAGAAAGGATCTTGCCAAGATAGGGTGGAAATCTATGGGGAAGATAGAAAGAGATCAATTATACAAGAAAATAAATTTTGATTGGGATAATATGCATAAATTTATAAGGGATAGAATACCTTCCAAAGAGGGATATGTAGCATTAGAGATAGAAAACTATTGTGTAGAGAAAGCTAGGAAACTAAAATAAAAAATTTATGTATTTTTAAAGATATTGCAATGAAGTGGACCTCCTAAAACAAATCACTATTGCAGTATCTCTATGAATATATAAATTAAATGAGGAGGTGAACCTATGAAATGCTAAACAGAGATAAGTTAGAAAGAATTGGAATAGATAAACTGGTCCTCTCCGGGATAAAAATAGAAACAGATAAAAAATCATTGTTTACTGAAGGTCAGGGATGGGTAGAAGAGAAGTTTGAAATCAAAGAAGAACTCTTCAGTATAGAGAAAACTATTAAGCTCTATGAAAGCGGGGAAGTCAGAGAAGTTACATATCTAAGGTTTAATCCAAATAAACTCCTACACGGACACAATATATATAATGCAAGAAATTTTGAACTAAAAGAATCTATTAACAGATTAATGAGTTTATTAAATGACAAGAAGATCTATATAGATCTTTCTGAAGCTAAAATCAGTGAGATAGAGATAAATATAAACCTGGATCTGATCTTTGAAGAATATAAAGAAGTATTTACTCTTTTATTCCTGAAGCTGCCTAAATTAAGAAAGATAGGTAACATTAATTTAAATGAATCATATAAAAAACTATTTGCTGATTCTACACTAGATGGTGGATGGAAGAACCATAAGGTCAGAGTCTATGACAAAAAAAGGGAAGTAGATGATAGCAATCTTTTAAATTTTGAATTAACCAGGCTTGAATGGTGGTTGTCCAGTTCAACATATAAATACTATGCCACTGAAAGGTTTAATATCGATAATACCCTAGAAGCATTATTAGAAGACCATAATATCTTAGACAATATATTTATTGAGTTATGCCGTGAAAAACTATTTAAAGAAGCATATAGATACCTGGAAAAAGAATTAGTACCAAACTTAGAACTGAGTTACTTAGACTTTAAAAGATCGAATAAGCTGGCTAGGACTACTGGTAGAAAAGCAAATACAAATGTATATAAATATCTGGAAGATAACTCCTGGATATTTGATTCATTAAATTTAATAGAGATAGTTAAAATCCATGATAAAAAGCATCGTGGAAGGGAAATAAAGAGAATAAAAGATAAATATCCTCACTTAAATAACAAAGGAAAGTTAAGTTATTTAGTGAGTATAATTTTGCCCCACAAATCCCAATTAGTGGGGCAAAATAAAAAGGACTAATTTCTTTTCAAAGTCATATAAATTAAAGTTTTGAGAAGAAATGAAAAAAAATAATTGTGACACAGTTTCCCTATATAATGAGGCAGAAAATTTAAAGTGATTTATGACATTATTATGACATAAAAATGAAGTTTGGAGGTGAGAGTCATGATGCTAAAAATGAATGACAAAGATTTTACTGAAATGATAGAGAGTGCAGAGAAGTTTAAGATCTCATCTTTTCAAACAGATAGATCGTTAGAAACTATAAATATCTTTGCAAACAGTTATGTATATTCTTTTAATAGTCCTGGCTTTGATGTTGTAAGTAATAAAGATCCATCTAAGCTCATGGAAGCAATCATAAAGAAGATAAATACGGAAGCAGTAATGGGGAAGTTACTTATAGATCTAATAGAAAAAAGATCTGGAGTAGATCTAAGTGGTCAAAGGCTGATTACTGATGAATAGATACAGAAAAATTAATAATGATAAAAAGAAAGACATGAGAAAAGCATATGAAGCCGGAATGGATCTACTGGATATATCAATTGAGTATATGGTCAACTATGGAACCCTTAGGAACATTTCCAGTAAAGAAAGTTGGAGTAAAGGAAAGACTAAAGCAATATTACAACAGGCATTTATTGAAGATGATATTACCAAAAGAGTTAAATTAAGAGATAAAGTCATTACTGATTACAGGACTCTTCACCAGTCTAATTTATCTTATCTCATGGAATTGAATACTAGTGGAACGAAGCCAAAGGTCAAAGCTCATGAAGAAGCTCTAAGGAATCGAATAGCAGCCACTACAGAACTGTATAAGCTAGGTAAGGAACTATTCAGTCTTCAGACATCTACAGAACAAATAGACTATAAGTTAAAGCAAATTAAATATGAAGAATCAAAGAAAGTTGTTACAAAAGAAAAAGGTGTGATGTTTATGGATGAAGAAGAGGATGGATAAAAATAAAAAGGGCTAAAGAGCCCTAATTATTTCTGAGTATTAATACTTGAACAACAATACCAACAACCATCAGCGTTACAATATCCTTCGTCTTTAGCATCTGTTAGTGCATCATCATCATCTAGATACATTCCTAGCATATTCATCTCTACTAAAGATATATGCGGACACACTGATTTGTGAATAGTATGAGTTATATCGTCAATAAAATAAGTCATAAAAACACCCTCCCCAAGGTAGAAAAAATACTACTCATCCTAATCTTAACACAAAAAAAAGTAAAGTCAACTTAAAAAAAAAAGGTACTGTGAGAGCTTTAAAAAAAAGCTTTGCGGTGGGTCGGCGCGGAACTTTGACCGTAACAAAATTTTTATTCGGGACTTCCAAAATTTTTAGGAGGATATATGGGACAAATAATTTTAATCAGTGAAAAACAGTTAGCCAAACAGTTTTTAATTACTGAAAGACAAGTAAGAACTCTATTTAAGAATTTCAAATATGCTCCTGGAGAATATCTCTATGGGAAATGTGTTAAGGAGTATATTAAACAGATCAAAAGTAAAAATGGAGATCATAATCTTGGAGATCAAAAGTTAAAAAAAGCAAAAAGAGAAACACAGGAATTTAATTTAAAAATATTAAAAGATGAATATTACCCTGATCATGTAGTCAGAGGGGCCTTGTCTGATATGTTCATAAAATTTAAATCTCAGCTTCTCAGTACCAGTAGAAAAATAACCATTGAGATAGAGCAAAATGAAAAACCAAATATTAAAAAAATTGTAGAAAAACATGTATTAAAAGCCTTGGAAGAATTAGAAAAATATGATCCTCCAAGTAATAAAGGTGATAAATAATGAGTGGTAAGAAAAAAGTAAGAAAGTTATTAAAAGAATGCCTGGAACTGTTAAAGCCACCACTTAAATTAAGTATCAGTGAATGGGCAGATGCAAATAGGATCTTATCTTCTGAAGGTTCTAAAGAAATTGGAGCCTGGGAAACTAAGAGAACTCCATACATGATAGAGATCTATGAAAGACTAGAATCTGGAGAAGTTAGAGAAGTAATACTTATGATGGCTTCGCAACTCGCGAAATCAGAATTTATTAATAATATCTTCGGAAAATATGCACATCTAGATCCTTGTCCAATGCTCTTGGTACAGCCGACAGATACCATGGCAATAGCATATTCCAAGGAGCGGATAGCTCCAATGATAAGAGATACTTATGTTTTAAAAACTAGGATTAAAGATGCTAATTCAAAAAACTCAGGGAATACAGTTTCACACAAGATGTTTCCGGGAGGATATCTTGCTTTTATAGGATCTAATTCACCAAGTAAGTTAGCAGCCAGGCCAATCAAATTAATTTTCTTTGATGAAGTAGATCGGTATCCGGAGTCTTCAGGTAGAGAAGGGGATGTAATATCTCTTGGGAGAAAGAGACTGACAACCTATGGTGATGAAAGTAAATGTATTATAACTGGAACACCTACCGTAAAGAATAAAAGTGCCATAGAAAAAGAATTTGCAAACGGATCACAAGCAGTATGGAAGTTACCTTGTCCCCACTGCGGAGAGTACCAGGTATTAGATTTTAAAAATTTAAAGTGGATTGATGATGATCACGAAACAGTAGAGATGGTTTGTAATGAATGTGGAGCTTTATCACATGAAAAAGAGTGGAAAAAAGGAAATCAGTCTAAAGGGAAATGGATACATAAGTTTCCTGAAAAGAAAAAAAAGTTAAGCTATCACCTAAGTGCATTAGCTAGTCCATGGAGAACCTGGGAATCAATTGTTGAAGAATGGATAGAATCCCAGGGTGATATGGAGAAAATAAAAACTTTTAAAAATACTGTCCTAGCTGAAACATGGGAAGAACAGAACATCAAAACGATAGACTATATGACTCTATTTAAAAGAAGAGAAAGCTATAAAGCAGAAATACCTGAAGGAGTGCTACTACTAACTGCAGGAGTCGATGTGCAGCATAACAGAATAGAATTAGAACTTGTAGGATGGGGATTAGGTCGTGAAAGTTGGGGAATTACATACCAGGTGTTTTATGGAAACCCTTCAAAAGAAGAAGTTTGGAATGAACTGTATGAGTTTTTAAAATCAGATTTCTACTTTGAAGATGGAACTCCATTAAAGATCTTTACAACTTGTATCGATACTGGTTACAACACACAAAATGTATATAACTTTGTATCTGATAAAGAGGATGAAAGGATCTTTGGAATTAAGGGGCAGGGTGGAATAGTACCAATAAATAACGGATTTAGAAAAACTAAGAATAATGAAATTAACCTTTATTCTGTAGGAGTCAATGCACTAAAAGATTCAACTATGAGTAAATTGAGGATAAAAAAGAAAGGAAAAGGATATTGTCATTTTCCTAAAAGCCCAACAAGAAACTACACAGAAGAATATTTTATGAGTTTAACTGCCGAAGTGAGAGATCCTAGTAGCAATAAATGGATAAAAATCAGAGAAAGAAATGAAGGTTTAGACCTTAGAAACTACTCTGAAGCAGCATTGGAAATATATGACTATGATATGAAAATTTTAGCAGCATTATCTAAAGAAGATTTAAGTTTATTATCTAAAGTTGGATATCTAGAAAGGGAGGAGTAATGAGTGTAACAGGAATAACCTTGGAGATGTGCCAGGAAAAATTAAAGATGTATTTAAAAGCTGAAGAAAAAGTCTTACTAGGCCAGGCATATAACATCGATGGAAAAGAAGTTACTAGAGCAGATCTAGGAAGAATTTTAAAAGGAATTGAACTGTGGGAAGAAAGATGTAGAAAATATGGAAATCCCAATGATGTGGGAATGATAATAGAAAATATAATACCAGGAAGACATTAGGAGGATAAATATAGAATTAATAAAAGTGGATAAAAATATAACAATAACAAGTAATATGATCGCAGAATTGACAGGGAAAGAACATAAAAATGTAATGAGAGATATACAAACAATTATTGAAAATATTGGTACTAAAGAGGTGAGCTCAGATTTGAGCCCATCTAATTATATTGATAAATTAAACCGAACAAAGCGAAACTATACTTTATCTAAAGATGGTTTAATGTTGGTTATTACAAAATATTCAGATATCCATAGAATGAAATTAATAAAGTATGCTAGATCTCTAGAAGCACAACCAAAAGAGTTATCAGTTGTAGAAATACTAGAGCAGTCAACTAAGATGCTAAAGCAATTAAACAATAAAAATATAGTTTTAGAAAATAAAATTGAAAAAGATAAACCTCGGGTATCTTTTGCAGAAACTATTGAAAAATCTAGTGAGTGTATCTTGATCAGAGAGTATTCTAAGATCCTAGCTAACGAAGGAATCAAGTTAGGAGAACGAAAGCTATATGCTTGGTTAAGAAATAAAGGATACATTCAAAAAAATAGTACTGAGCCAACTCAAAGAGCTGTTGAGCAAGGGTTATTTAAAGTATCCGAAAGAATTGTTAAAACAGTTAAAGGAGAGATCCTAAGTCAAACAACTAAATTGACAGGTAAAGGCCAAATATTCTTCATAGAAAAACTAAAAATTAGTTCTTAGGAGGTAAGAATGGAACTATCATTAAAAAAAATGTTCCCTGGATTAGCAGCTAGGAGAATAAGAGCAGAGACAAAGCTTTATCATGCTGAGAAAAGCTATGAAAATATAGTCCAATATCATAACCATGGAGCAGGAACTCAAAATGCTATGGATTATGACGATGAAATAAATAGTGCTGATGTGGATATTGGAGAATCGAAAGATACCCTTGTGGCTAGATCCAGAGATGAATTCATGGGAAACGCCATAGCAAATGGAGCTATAAAAAGAATTAGATCTAATGTTGTAGGTGTTGGAATAAAGCTTAAAGCATCTATAGACAATAGTATCCTAAACCTCGAGCAAGAAAAGAAAGAGGAGATAGAAAAAAACATAGAGAACCTATGGAGAATGTGGGCAGGATCAACTGAATGTGATTGGGGAAGACAATCTAAATTAAGTCATATTCAATCACTAGCTATCTTAACATCTCTAATTGATGGAGAATGTTTTGCAGCGCTATCATTTAAACTTCATCCGGGTGAGTTATTTGGTTTGAAAGTAAGGCTATTAGATCCTGCTAGTTGTATTAATCCTTCAGACGCTGGAGAAAAAGATATTAAAAACGGTGTAGAAAAGGATAAAAACGGGATAATAACTGCTTATCACTTTAAAAAGAATAAAGATGGATCTGAAACTACTAAGATTCAAGTTCATGGGAGTAAAACAGGAAGAAAAAATTTATTGGTTCTCATGGATAAAGAAAGAATAGGTCAGAGAAGAGGTATTCCCCTAATTGCTCCAGTTCTTGAGATCCTCCATCAAATGAGAAAGTTTACCCATGCGGAACTTATGGCAGCTACTATAAATTCATATTTTACAGCTTTCTTAGAAAATGAAACACAGGAAACTAAACAAAAAAGTCCTTTTAAAAGTAAAAATGGAAAAGATTTTAAGCTTAAAAGTGGAGCTTTTAACCACTTGGCTCCTGGACAAAAAATAGTATTTCCTGATTCTAACAGACCTAATTCAGGGTTTACTAAATTTATGGATACTATGTGTGTTCATTTAGGCGCAGCTTTAGAATTAGCTCCTGAGCAATTACTTCTTAAGTTTTCTAATAACTATTCGGCTTCAAAAGGAGCCTTATTGGAGTCCTGGAAGATGTTAAAAACTAGAAGGCAGTGGTTTACAGATGATTTTATGCAGCCTATCTATGAGGAGTTTTTAGATTATTGTGTGGCCATGGACTATATCGACCTTCCTGGATATGAAGACCCTTTTAAAAGAAGAGCATATCTTAAAACACAATGGTTTGGACAAGCTCAGGGGTCATTAGATCCGAAAAAAGAGGCTCAAGCTGCAGAAATTAGAATCAAAAATAATTTGAGTACAGGTGGAAGAGAAAGTATGGAGCTCAATGGTAGTGATATTGATGATAATATCGAGCAACGTGGAAGAGAAGTAAAGAAAATAAAAAAATATGGATTAGCAAATAAGGGAGAACCTAAAAAAGAAAAAACTAAAGAAGGTGAGGAAGATGAGCTTACTTAATGCGGTAATGATAAGCAAAAAGAAAGCAGAAATAAGGATCTATGGTGTCATAGGTGAGGGTTGGTTTGCCGACGCTACTCCTAAGAGCGTCAATGAAGAATTAGATACATTAGGAGATATCAGTGAGATAGATGTAAGGATCAATTCTCGAGGTGGAGGAGTATTTGCAGGGTGTGCTATATATAACAGTTTGAAAAGGCATCCAGCTAAAGTAAATATATTTATCGATGGTATTTGTGCCTCTATTGCCACTGTAGTAGCCATGGCAGGGGACACGATACATATGAGTAAGGTTTCTATGATGATGATCCACAACCCATATTATGGGGCGACTGGTGGAGAAGCTAAAGAACTTAGAAAACAAGCTGATGACCTGGATCAATTTAGAGAAGTATCCATAGAAGCCTATCTAAGCAAAGTTAACATAACTCGTGATGATCTTATAGAGAAAATGGATGCAACTACCTGGATGACCGCTAAGACAGCTTTAGCCCATGGTTTTGTAACTAACATAGAGAATGAAAGTAAAGCTCAAATGAGTTTTCAGAATAATATGCTTATGTGCGGTAGTGAAGAAATTTTAAATGTATCAGAATTTAAAAATCTAGATGAATTTTTAGAAAAAGAAAATATTAAAAATAGTATGAAAAAAATAGAAGATCCAATAAACAAGAATTTAGAAGATAAAAAAGGAGCTGATAAAATGAATTTAGAGCAATTAATGCAAGAACATCCGGAACTATATAAACAAATAGTTCAAGTAGGAGTTAGCCAGGAAAGAATAAGAATTCAAAACCTAGAAACAATAGAACAAAGAGCAGGAAGGCCATTGGATTGTATCCAAAAAGCCAAGTTTGAAACTCCAATAGAAGCTACTAATCAGGAGTTAATTAATGATGTTCTTCAAGAGATGGCAACTCAGCCTAAAAATACTGAAGTCCCACCTAAAGTTGAGAATAAAATGGAGATCTTACTAAACAAAATCGATGATGCAAAAACCGGAGGAGTCCAAGAACAAATATTAGATGGAATGACTCCAGAAGAGATGAAGATAAAGCAGGAAGAGGAAGAGATAGATGACATAGTAGCGTTAGCAAATGGAATCGAATAAGGAGAGTGATTTTAAATGGGTAAAGAAACAATAACACCTGAAAACCTGAAAGCCGGAGGAGTAGTTCCCTATCTAGTAGAACCTATGGGATTTATTGCAGGGACTTATACTAGAGGGATGCTCTTAGAGTTAGATCCTGCCACTTTAAAACTATCAAAGTGTACAAATGAAACTAAATTCTTTGGAGTATTGAGTGAAGATGTAGTGGTAGCAACAACAGAAACAGCAATGGTTTACGTCAGCGGGATGTTCTATAAAAATGGAGTTATCAAAGAAGATGCTACAGATATAGAAAAGATAAGAATACACGGTATTCCTAAAAATATCTATATGAGATAAAAATTTAAATAAGAATAAGGAGTGATTTAGAATGGCAGGACCATATGAGGCAAGAAAGATAACCGCAGCAATAGAAAGAGTAAAAAGACCAGTTAATTTCCTATGGAACATCTTAATTGGTAAAGAGATAGAGGAAGTAGTCCAGGAGATCGAGATCCACTCAAAAGACAATGGAAGAGTAAGAGCAGCATTTGTAGGGCCTTTATCTAATGGAATACTTATTGAAAGAGATGGATTTGCAGTTGAGAGATATAAGCCGCCGTTTATCTCTTTAAAGATACCTGCGACTGCTGACTCAGCATATCATCAGCAATTTGGTGAAGGAATCTATGTTACTGGTAAAAAAGATCTGAATAAGATCTTAAAGAAACAGGTAGCAGAAGATTTAAAGACTTTAAAAACAATAGCCCATAGAACTAAGATCTGGGCATTATCTCAATTGATAATGACTGGAGTATTCCCTATGGGGAATGGAAAAGAAGGGATTAGATATGGAAATTTTGCATTAAAGGTATTAACAGGATCAGATAAGTTTGATGCGGTTGATTCAGATATCATTGGATGGTTAAGTAATCAAAAACTTGAGGTCCAAAAGAACACAGGAAATGTTGTTGATACAGTAATTGTTACTCCAGATGTAGCCAGATCTATTATCAACAATAAAGTTCTTATGGAAAAAATAAAAATTCTAAATAGTACTCTTATTGATCTTAATCCAAAAGAAAAAGAACCAGGTGTTTCATACATTGGGTATATCCCAGAGATAGACACCAAGATCTATTCATACATGGATTGGGTAAAAGAATATGGTAAAGCTACTGAAGAGCCTATCTTGCCTGATGGAACACTTTTATACTTTAAAGCTAAGAGTTTTAGAGTAAATTATGGAAGTTTCCCATTCAGAGAAAAAATCACTGATAGAGCAAAAATATTTGTTGGAAAAGAAGCAGTAAAAACTGTTCCTTCATCTGAAGGTAATACAGATCTATTAGAAATTAGATCTTCACCATTAATCATACCGGAAGATGCTCAAGGCTGGGTCGCAGCTAAAGTAATATAGGGAGGTAACAATGAAAAAATGTAAAGTTAAATTAACAGCCATTGAATATAAGGGAAAGACGTATAAGCCAGGGAAAGTAATCGAATTAGATGATAAAGATGCAGCAGATCTTATTAAATCTGATTTTGTAGCTGAGATAAAACCTCACTTCCAGGAAGAGAAAACTCCTGAAGAGTTAGCCCAGGAAGAAAGAAGAAAAGAACTGGATGATCTAACTATTCCTGAATTAAAAGAGATGGCAGTGGATATGGAACTACAATTAGAAGTAACTAAAAAAGCTGAGATTATAGAAGTTATTATGGAAGCTGAAGATGAACTTTAAAGATATGATGGATGAAGATTTGGATCTCCTCTTTGACCCTGAAGAGATAGGAGAAAAGGTTATCTTTGAAGATAATGAAATCGTGGTGGTTAAATCTTCAGAAACCTTTAGGACAAAGTATAAAGGTAAAGCTGAAGAGATGGGGATCTATACCAATGGAGTCTGTGTATCTATCAGGAAAACAGACTTTCCATCAGGTTTAGCACCTAATGACAGAGTAGAGATGGACAATGAATCCTATGAAATTCTAGATATAGAAGATCTGGGGAACACATACCGGATAGATATAGCTACTAATTATAGATAATTCCTACTGAAGGTGAAATTTTATGATTGAGATCGATAGTAAATTAATGGATAAAATTAAAAAAGAACTGGAAGGCATAACAGATGGTATTGAAAGTGTAGTTTCAGGTGCTGCTAATAAGGCAGCCCTGGAAGCTAAAAGAGATATTGTGAGTCGTATTATTGATGAATTCTATATCGATAAGAAGCCCATAAATGCCAGTATCACAATAAAAAAAGCCAATGAAAGTAATACAGTAGCCCAGGTTAAAAACAACAGGAAAAAGGATACATTTACTCTTAAAAGATTTAAAGTAGATATCCCAAGTAATGGTCCCATCAAGGTAGCTCAAAGCAGAAGTGGTGGGATAAAAGAGTTAAAAAGAGGGTTTGTTAATGCTCCTAAGAATCAACCTGGAAACCTTCAGGTATTCAGAAGAGATGGAAAGAAAAGAAATCCAATTAGTTTACAAAGAGGATACTCTACCGGTGGAATGTTAGAGACAAATAATGTAATCGAATTTATTGAGGATCTTATTCAAGAGAAACTAGAAAATAACTTAGGTACACAAGTAGAAAAATTCTTTGAAAAATAGGAGAAACCTATGTCAGTTAGAAACCTAGAGCAAGAGATAAAAAGAAGAATAACTGAAGCAGTAAAAGGTATTCAGTTGATAAATGATAAAGGTGAATTTGTCTTACCGCTAGTTGAAACAGGTGCATTGCCTAAATCAGCAGTAAGAGGTGAGCCATATATATTAATCCAAACTACCCATATTGAAGATAAAGAACTAAGTGGTATCGCAGATATCAATATTTTGTATGGAACTATTGGATTAAGTAAAAAAGATGAAAATCAAGAGGATTTAGTTAAACAAACTCATGCTACCGGTCATTGGGATGTACTCTCAGTGATAGATAAAATCAGGGAGGATTTCTTCAAAGATACAAACTTTCAGTTTGGAATATTAAAGAGATCTATGAAGCATGAGGTATACGGAGAAATTAAATTCCCTCATTACCTAGGTGAAACTAAATGTACCTTTGAAATAGCAGTAACGCAGCCACAAGATGACTATCTGTAAGGAGGAATGATGGCAGTAAAAAAAGTAACTAAAAAGAAAAAAATAGAAGAACCAAAAGAGATAAAAAAAGAAAGCACATTTTATATAGGTCCAAGAGTACAAAGAGGGATTTTAGATAAAGGAACTATCTTTCGGGGAGATCTTCCTGAAGAAGTAAAAAAATTAAAAGAAAAATATCCATCTATAGCTTCTCTATTTGTTTCTGAAGATCAATATGTAGAATCATTAAATGAAATAGATCAACCAGGAACTATAACAAACATCCTTTTTAATAAAGCATTAGAGGAGGTAATGAAATAATGGGATCTATAAATCATGGAGTAAAAACAAGTGAATCTTCTACCTCTATAGCAAGTGTAATAGAAAGTGGTAATTGCGCAGTAATTATAGGAACTGCACCAGTAAATCTAGCAAAGTCACCTAAGATAAATACCCCCGTTCTTTGCTATTCAGAAAGAGAAGCAATAGAAGCTTTTGGATATTCAGATGAATGGGCCAGTTATACCCTTTGTGAAGCTATAGATGTATTCTTCAGGCTATTCAAAGTAGGACCGGTAGTCTTTATAAATGTTTTAGATCCTGCTACTCACAAGGAAGCTGTCAGTGATGGAGCTATCACATTTACTAAGAAAAAAGGAATTATAGCAGACAAAGGAATCCTGTTACCTAGTCTATCTTTAAAACAATCTGATGATAGTCCAGTTCCTAAAGATAAATACACAGCAGTATTCAATGAGGATGGTTCTGTAAGTATCATAGTTATAGATGAAACATTAGCAGAAACTCTAAACACAGGGAAAGTAAGCTACGATAAACTAAAGCCTAGCTTAGTAACTGAAACAGATATTATTGGAGGTATTGATACAACTACTCTTAAAACTGAAGGAATAGCTTTAATAAATCAGGTATTTCCTAAATTTAATAAGGTTCCTAATATCGGATTAGCTCCTGGATGGACAGATAAAAGTAAGGTTATGACATCCCTAGTATCTGCTATGAAAAGTATAAATGAAGTTTTTACTGGAATAGCATTAGCTGATATAGATGCAACTACTATCGATAAGTATAACAAAGTTCCTGCATGGAAAAACGATAATAGTTATATCCATGAGAATTTGTATAACTTTTGGCCAATGGCTTTAATCGATAAAACTCTTTATCACATCTCTACTCTAGTAGCAGCTTCTATTTACGCAGTAGATACCAAAAACGGAGATATTCCATATGAATCACCTTCCAATAAGCCTCTTAATATTACAGGGATATGCCTAAAGAATAAAACAGAGGTCGATCTCCTATTAACCCAGGCAGATTATCTAAATGATAATGGAGTAGCAACTTCTATTAACTTTAATAATGGTTGGAGACTATGGGGGAATAGAACCGGATGTTACCCATCTAACACAGATATCAAAGATAATACTATTTCTTGTAAGAGAATGTTTATCTGGGATAACAACAACTTTACTTTGACTTACTGGTTAGATGTAGATAAGCCGGCTAACAATAAGCTCATGGATAAGATAGTAGACAGCTATAACGACTACTACAATGGTCTAGTCACTACAGGAGCTATATTAGGTGGAAGGATTGAGTTTAATAAACAGGATAATCCTACTACTAAGTTAATGGATGGGAAGTATAACTTCAAAAGATATATGACTCCAGTAGGAGTAGCAGAAAAGATCGAATCAGCTCTAGAGTATGATACAGAATACTTAAAGAAACTATTTGGAGGTGGTAAGTAATGAATGGATTTCCAATATCCCTAAAGGGATTTACTCTATATATAAATGCATTATTAGAAGTAGGAACTGTAGATGTAGAACTGCCTAATATTCAATTTATGACCGATACAGTTACAGGATCAGGAATAGGAGGAGAGTTAGAAGTTCCTATTGCAGGACTAACTAAATCAATGACTATGAAGATCAAGAAAAGAGCAGTTAACAGTCAATTCACAACACTCGTTGCGCCTATCATCCACCAATTAGCTTTTAGAGGTAAAATTCAAATGGCTGATCCTGGAAGTGCAATAGGTAGAGTTAAAGAAAGAACTATAAGGATCATGGCTAAAGTAATGCCTAAGAGTAAGAATTTAGGGAAAGCAGAAACAGCTAAAGCTATGGATACAGAAGCAGAATTTGAAGTAATTAGTATAAGAATATTTGTAGATGAGATTCCAACTCTTCATATCGATAAATTAAATAATATATTTGCAGTAGATGGAATTAATTATCTAGACGATGATGACTTCCTATAAAGGCAAAAGAGTTCTTGTATAGTCAACAAGAACTCTTTTCAAGAAATAAATAACGGTATTAATATTTACTGTGGTTTTATATTAATACATTAGTATAATTACCTTGAAAAATACTGAAAGTCAAGTAAAAAAGGAGAAATTAATGAAAGAAAATGAAGAACTTAAATTAGCAGAAGATAAAAAGAAAAAAGACTATGTAACTGTAGTCGGTGGAGTAACTACTATTAATTTAAAACATCCTATTAAATTTAATGATGTGGAGATCAAAGAAGTTAAGATGGATTTTAATTCTTTGACTGGAGCAAAGTTATGCGAAGCAGAGGTAGTCTCTCAGGGTAAATATTACAGTCCTAGTTCAGAGATTAAATTCGGACAGGCATATCAAGCTGCAGTAGGAGCAGCTGCAGCAGACCTTCCATATGAAGCAATCTTAGAATTAAAACATTCTGATTTTGATATCTTAGCAGAAGTGGTAAAGGGTTTCTTATTAGCTTAGATTTAAACAGCACTGAGAAGCTTTTAAAACTAAGAACTATGATGATAAAAATCGGTCAAGTTACTAAAACAGGAATAGAATTTTTTAGTGATTTAAAACTGAGAGATTTCGTTAAATGGATGGAGGCGATACCTGATGAATAGAGATTTTATTATTAAGATAGGTGGAACCCTTAATCCATCAGTAAAGAAGAGTTTTAGTAAGGCTAGTAAGGAACTAGAAAAATTAGGCTTGGAAATGAAGCAGATGAAAACAAGGAGTAAAGCTTTAGGAAAAGCCAAACAGGAAAGCTCTAAACTAGAAAATCAATTCATTAAAAGTCGTTCTCAATTTCAAAAAAATAGCAAGGAATCAGAAATTTTAGCAGATAAGATTGAGCAATTAAAGATTCAGGTTAATGGATCGGGAAAAGCCAGTAAAGCCGCAACTATTGAATTTAAAAAAGCATTACAAACACAGAAACAATTAGATAAGAATCTGGTTAAATCAAAAGAATCAACAGAAAGATATAGTAATGAATTATCTAAAGCTAAATCAAGGGTATGGATGCTATCTAAAGGTGAAAAAGAACTTGGAGACAAGATGCAGAGAAATCTTAAGATCCAGGAAAAAATGAGAAAAAGTCAGAAGCGATTTAAAAGCCATAAAGAGAATGGCCAAAAAAGAATGAAGAAAATGATCCCTCCTGCTCTCATGATCGGAGTAGGAGTTAAATTAGCTATAGATGATGAAGCTGCATTTGCAGATGTGAAAAAACAATTAAGTATCAGTGATCCTAAAGAGATCCAAAAATTTAGAAAAGAACTATTGCAGACAACAAAGGATATTCCTTTGATGAACACTGAGATATATGAAATAGCTGCAGCTGCAGGTCAAGCTGGTATAGAGCAAAAAGAACTGGCTAAATTTACCGCTGATACTGCAAAGGTAGCCGTTGCTTTTGGTGTTGATGCAGATAAAGCCGGCGGGAATCTTGCTACCTGGAGAACTTCCCTTAAGATGACTCAAACAGAAGTCATGGGATTAGCAGATCAGATAAATACATTGGGAGATAATATTAAAGTTACTCCCGCTCAAGTAAGTGATATTGTAACAGCCATGGGACCTTTAGGAAAAATGGCTAATGTTACAGTATCGGAAACCGCTGCTTTAGGCGCAAGTCTTATTGATTTTGGTGTTAAAGATGCAAGTACTGCCAGTACTGCACTAAGAAAACTATATTCCACTATGAGTAGTGGAGAATCAGCCAGTAAAAGTAGAAAAGAAGCATTTAAGGCACTAGGATTTGACTCAGGACAGATTGCAAGAGATATGCAAAAAGATTCTATGGGAACTATAAAGAAGGTTCTAGGAGCATTTGAAAATGTAGATAAGAGTAAACGAATGTCTATAGGAACCATGCTATTTGGTGAAGAAGCAGTGGGAGCACTCCTGCCTTTAACCAATCAGTTAGGGAAATTGCAGAATAACTTGGATCTTATAAATGATAAGAAAAAAGTGGCTAATAGTGTTAATAATGAATTTAACAATGTGAATGGCACTGCTTCAGCTCAATTGAAAATATTAGGAAAATCACTACTTAATCTAGGTCTGGCTTTTACTAATTTCTTACTTCCCCCTTTAAAAGTTCTGACTAAATTATTTACTAAAGGCTCACAGATAATTACAGGATTTTCACAAAAATTCCCAGGACTAACAGAGTTTCTAACTCTAACAGCAACAGGATTTGTAGGAGTAAATTTAGCTATTGGAGCAGCTACTTTTGGAGTAGGTGCTCTGGGTACAGCTTTTACTGCACTAATGTCTAATCCGATCCTTTTAATTTTAGCTGCAGTTGCAGCAGGTGGATATTTAATCTATAAGAACTTCGATAAGATCGAATCTAAAACTATAGAACTATGGAATGGATTTAAAACCAATATAGGAAAGATGAAAGATAAAACTTTAGAGTTATGGGATGTATTTGAAAAATCCCCAATATTTAAAGTATTTGAGTACAGTCCTTTAGGAATGTTTTTAAAGGGTATTAAAAGAATATATACTTGGTATAAGAAATTTAAAGGTGAAAAAGGAGAAGAAAATCAAGTTACTTTTAGCAAAAAAGTTAATTCTCAATACAGTTTAAACGGTAAACCAAGATTAAACCCCAATATTCCTAAATATGCTACAGGAGGAACAGTCACTACCCCTCATTTAGCCATAGTAGGAGATGCCCCAGAAACTATAGTTCCTCATGATGGAACCAGACAATCAAAAAGCCTTTGGTATCACGCAGGAGCTAAGTTAGGAATGTTTGCTGGAGATGGGATCCCATCCTTAACTTCCAAAGTTGAGAAGAAATTAGTTAATAATTCTACCGATAAAAAGATAGAGATTAAGGTAGATTTTAATCCTACTATCCAAGGTAATGTAAATAATATCAGTGAGATCCTAAAAAAATCAAGTGAGGATCTAGCACAAATAATCAAGAAAATTGTTAAAGATACAATTGCTGAAGAAACTAAATTAGAGAGGAGGCTAAGTTTTGATTAGAGAAGTGGATATATACAAAACTATCCAGGGAGATACCTGGGATAATATTAGTTTCAAAGTATATGGAGAAGATAAATTCTCTAAATCATTAATAAGAGCTAACCCAAGATATATGAATATAGCCATCTTCAGTGGTGGGATAGAGTTGATATGTCCAGATATCCCTAATACTAGAAACTTAATCCTTCCACCTTGGAGGCAGCCATGATATCCAGGAGAACCTATATAATCGTTACTTATGAAGGTAAGGATATCACAGGAGACATATCTTCATATATTCAAGGGTTCTCATACACAGATAACCTAGATAAAGGTGATAGTGTGACCCTCAGCCTCACAGGGGATAAATGGATAAAAGAATGGGCTATCTTAAAAGGAGATAAGCTCAAAGTCGAATTAGGAGTAATTAATTGGAGAAATGAAGGAGATAACAGGATCTTAAAATGTGGAACTTTTACCATAGATGACCTTTCTTTTTCAGGGACACCAGACACTATGCATATCTCAGGAACTTCTATAGATATAACTAAAGATCTAAAAGGAGTAAAAAAAGACAATACTTGGGAGAATGTATCTTTAAGAGAGATTGCTCAAGAGATATCAAATATTTATTCCATGGATCTATTCTATGACTGCTCTAAAGAATTTACCTTTGACAAGGTGAATCAACTAAAAGAGTCAGATGCTAGTCTACTAGCGAGATTATCAAAAGAACAAGGGATGGCCTTGAAGATAACTATGGATAAAATCATTCTTTTTGATGAAAAGACATATGAAGACAAAGAAACCGTAGTTACTTTTAATAAATCAGATCTAATGAGCTATGACCTTCAATGTGACGATCTAGAGGTCTATGATGGATGTGAACTTACATTCTATGATCCGGTCTTGGGAGAACTCCTAAAAGGAAAATATGAAGCTCCTATGAGTTCTTTCTATAAAGTAAAAACAGGAAAGATCCTCCATAAAAATGTAGATACAAAAGTTACAGGAACTACTAAAGAAGAAAAAGAAAAGTTTTTAAATGAACGAGCAAAAAAGATACTTAGAAATATGAATAAAAATGAAACAAAAATGAAAATATCTCATATGGGAGACCCGGAATATTTAGCAGGTTTAACAACTAAAATTTTAGGTTTTGGAAGATATGATGGAGTCTATCTAATAACTTCAGTTACCCATGATATTACCAGGGAATATACCTGCGGTTTAAATATGAGAAGGAGGTTGGACTTTTAATGGAGTTTAGGTTTTTAAGGACTGGAAAGGTATCATCTATAAGTTATAAGATGACTACAGCAAGGGTAGAATTTGATGACACTCCTGGGAAAATATCTAAACCTTTACAAGTTCTAACAGATCATACGAATAAAGAAAGAAGTTATTCAATGCCTAGTCTAAAAGAAAATGTAGTTTGTATTTTTTTGCCAGGCTCAAATGAGGGAGCAGGCTTTATTTTAGGTAGTTATTCAAGTGAAAAGAATCTACCAAAAGATACCGGTAAGATAAAATATATTATCTTTCCTGATGGAACTAAGGTCAAATATAACTTTGAAACCCATCTATTAGAAGTTGATTGTATAGGAGATATAGATATAAAGGGAGCTAATAACGTAAATATATCTTCTAAAAACATAGTGATTACTAGCGATAATCTAACTATTAACTCAAAAGCTACTTCTATTGCAGGAACTTCACTAGCTATAGATGCAATAACAACAGCTAAAAATATCACAGCTGAAGAAGTAGGAGTAAGCAAATTAACCACTCCTAAAGGAGATGTAGACCTCCATAAACATAAAGATGCAGAAAATAGACCAACTACAGTACCAGAATAGCATTTTTATATAGTAAAAGCCTTAACTTCGCAAGTCAAGGCTTTTAAAAGGTATTTGAATAAGAAAATCTGAAGGTCTTCTTATTTAAAGTCTGCATCATAAATTACAAAAAGTCAAATTTATGAGGAATATTATGTAAGTAACGAAATCGAGGTGATAACAATGATAGGAAAGTTAGGAGATATTCCCTTTGAAGTCTCCTTTGATGGGAAGAATAAGAAAATATTAAATTTTAGTAACTTAAAATTAAATAGCGGGGCTAACTATGGAAAACATACCCAGAAAGGGCAGAAACCTGCTCTGGAATTTATAGATCTAAAATCCGATATTCTTACTTTTAAGATGACTTTCAGAAGTGACTTTGGGATAGATCCCCAAGAACTTCTAAAAAAATTAAATGAGTATAAAAATAATGGTGAGACATTAGATTTTAGTTTAGGAAATAACCCTGTAGGAAGTGGCCAATATGTTATTACTTCCTATGATGCAGGATATGAATATATTACCAATGGCGGAAAGATAAGAAAGATAGATATTTCCCTTACTTTAGAAGAGTATCTGGAGATGATATACAAAAATATAGATATTGTAGTGAAACCTAAAAAAGCTACCAAGAAAAAGAGTGTCTCTCAAGGATTTAATCAAGGGATGATAGATAGAGGTGAGGGATAGATGATCTATACATTAGAGCCACAAAGTAAAGTCAATCTAAAAGCTACCGGAATAGACAGAATCCTTCAAAATGGAAGGAATATCCTCTCTGTAGTAATAGGGGAAGTTATCCTAGCCAGAGGAATTGGAATAAATGGAGATATAGTAGATTCACCACTAAATAGGAGTGCTGCCTTAATGGATATACAAACCCAGTTTAAAAAATATGAACCGAGATTAAAGATTCATAAGGTTACATATCTAACAGATCATCAAAGGGGAACTTTAAAGCCCATTATGGAGGTGAGTATTATTGAATGATTTAAATATACATAATGAAAGTTCAGAAGAGATCCTCGGAAGGATGGTTAAAAAGTATGAAGAGTTAAGCGGTGTTTCTTTAGGGTTAGCAGATGAAAGAAGATGGCTTCTGCAGACAGTTGCTTATTCTTTATTTGTCAGAAATGAAACTACCAATGAGGGACTTAAAATGAATTTGCTCCGATATACAAAGGGAGATTATGCCACAGAGATGGGAGCCTTTACAGACACAGAGAGGTTGAGTGCTAAAAAAGCCAGTGTACTTTTAAAATTTGAAATAGAGGAAGAAAAGGAACATCTTTTAGGAGTTAATTCAGTGAGGGTAACACCAGGAAATAACATGTATTTTTTAACACCATATTTTGAGTTTAAGCCAGGAGAAACTATTAAAGAAGTTATTGCTATTTGTACTAAAGAAGGAATAGTTGGCAACGGATATCTTCCAGGAGAAATAAATAAGATAGTTGATCCTTTTCCATTTTTTAAATCAGTAATAAATATGGAAATATCCCAAGGAGGAGCTGAGATAGAATCAGACAGCAGTCTAAAAGAAAGGATCCGAACAGCTCCAAGTAAATTTTCAACTGCAGGTCCAGGAGACGGATATATCTATTGGGCAAAAACTGCTAACCAGGAGATTATAGATGTAAATGTAGAAATGACCACACCAGGAACAGTCCGGATAACTCCTCTAATGAAAGGCGGAGAACTTCCTACAGATAGTATACTTCAAGATGTATTAACTATTTGTAGTGCAGATAAGAAAAGACCACTGACAGATAATCTAATAGTAAATAAACCTACGCAAATAGATTATGATATAGATTTTACCTACTACATTTCTAGTAAAAATATAGGGCTGGTAAATGAGATCCAAGACCAAGTTAATAAGGCAGTTAGTGAATATGTTTCCTGGCAAAAAGGAGCTCTTAAAAGAGACATAACCCCTACTGAATTAATCTACTTAGTTAGGAACGCAGGAGCTAAAAGAGTTAATATTGTATCTCCAGCTTTTAAAATTGTTAACTCATTTGAAGTGGCCAAGGAAAGTGGTTTAAACATTAGATATGGAGGAGTAGAAGATGATTAAAATAGATGACATTTCAATTTTGAGACTCCTCCCTAATTTCCTTCAGGAAGATAAAGAGATAAAACTATTAATCCAGGTTATCCAGGAAGAGCTAGTCCTGATTAATACCAGGGAAAAGAATCTTTTTCTCTATGGGGATTTCAAGGTATTGGATGAGTCTATCCTAGATGAATTAGCATATCAATGGAGAGTTGAGGGGTATGAACAGACTTTATCTAAAGCAGTTAAAGCCAGTTTAGTAGAAACAGCATATATCGTAAGGAAAACCAAAGGAACTAGGTATGCAGTAGAAAAAACTATGAAAGATATTCATGGTGATTTTGAACTTTTAGAATGGCAGGAGTATGGAGGATCTCCATATCACTTTAAGATCATTGGGAGTACCTCACCAACCAGTGAAAAATTAAAAGAACTATATAAATCAATCAATATGACTAAAAATGAAAGAAGTTCCCTCGATGGAATAATAATCAGCAGCCAATGGGAAGGGACAAACTACTCTGGAACTATCTTTCATTCATCACTCTATGAAGTTATTCCATTAGACCCTAATGTAGCTTCAGATTTTGAAAAATATTTAGGAGGAAGAAATGGCTAAATATACAGGAACAGTCCTTACTAATAAAGGGAAAAAGCTATTAGCTAGAGCGATCTTGGGAGAGGTAATAGTTTTTACCAAAGTAGAAATAGGAGAAGGGATCCTTTCTCCAGGAACAGATAAAGAAACTTTAACTTCCCTAGTAGATAGTTTTAAAATTTTAAGTATTACCAGTTCATCCAAACTACCTAATGGAGGATATAGGATAAGGATATCCTTTAATAATAAAGGTTTTATAGATGATACATACCTAAGAGAAGTAGGAGTTTATGCCAGGGGAGAAGATGGAGTAGAGATACTTTATTCTTACTGTAATACAGATACACCTAACTTAATCCCCAATGAATCCAGTGGAATCATAGAATCCGTAGAAGATATTATCACCTATATATCAAGTGCAGCAACTATCAATGCAGTTATAGATCAAAGTAATGTCTATGCTACCATAAAAGACCTTGTAGAAGGTCTCGCAACTAAGGAAGATAAGTTTAATAAGAATGATGCTTTTAATAAATCATTTGGGACTATTACCGGAACAGTAATGGAAGGAGATAAAAGAGCTACCGATCTAGGAGGAGAGGGAGCTTTTAATAAAAACAGCGGATTCAATAAAAATAAGAGTGATGCAGTAAACTCAAATGATTCTAATACTTTGGCTACCAGTAAAGCAGCAAAAACTGCCTATGACAGAGGAACTAGCGGAGTTACTAAAGCGGATGCTGCTCAAAATTCAGCAAATTCAGCACAGACAAAAGCAAACCAGGCTTACACTTTAGCAAATGAAAAAGAACCTAAATTCAGTAAGAAAACAGGTTGGAATTTAGATATATCACATCTAATAAATTCATCCAGTAAAACATTAGTTGCTTCAGCATTAGCGGTTAAAATTGCTTATGATAAAGCCTTAGAAGCTCTTGGGTTAGCTAATACAAACAAGAATGCAATACAAAATAATACAGAACAAATAGAGAATTTAACAAAAGTAGTAAAAGTGAGTGGGAGTGATTTTCAAAAGTTAATTAGTATTCCTTATCCAACAGGATTCACAAGAAATAACTGTAAGGTGTCTTTTCAAGACATGGGTTCAGTTGTACATTTCATACAAGGATATAAGGTTACAACAGATGGAAGGAACTACATAGTTAATAGATTATTAGGAACTTCAAGTGATTATATTGCAGAGATTACTTTTACAAAACAATTCTAAATTTGTTTTGGTTGATAGATAAAAAGAGAGGTGGAAAATGAAATATAACTTATTAAAAAAAGAAGCAGCCAATACTTGGGAAGAGGCTAAAGAAAAACATATAAAATCTGTTTCTTTGAATGAAAATAGAATCAATGGGGAATATGAAAAAGTATTTCCATATGACTATGATCCGGAAGTTCATTTTGTATATGAGGGGAAAATAACAGGACCATATACTATTCAACCTGACTTTACTCTGTATTTTCTAAATGATAGAGAGCAAATAGAAAAAGAATATAAAGCCCTTGAAATTGGTGAGATCTTAGAAGGGGACGAAATAAAAAATATTCCCTCTCCTGGAGAATTTTATACCTGGAATAATAACACATGGATCTATGATAAACAAAGGGAGATAGATAGTATAAATAATAGAATAAAATCCATTGAAGTTGATTTAGAAAATAAACAGGCTAGATTAGATTCCAGAGAGAAACTAGGTATGAAAGTATCTAAACCAGACCCTGAAATAGTAAGACTATTACAGCTCCATGCTGATACTTCTCAAGAACTTACTTTAATCTAAATTAGGAGGGATTATTTGGAATACAATATTACATTAGACTTAATAACATATATTATAGTCTTAATAGCATTCGGAACTATAGGAAGTTGTTACCAGGCATATAAAGACCAGGGAACTACTAAGCCATTTTGGGCTAGGGTTATATGCGGAGCATTTGCTGGATCAGTTACAATGCTTGTTGTGTTTATATTAGGACTAGAAGGAACTCAGGCTTTTATTCATTTTGGTATCGCAGCTCTTTTAGGTCTTCTATCTGAAAAAGGAGAAACACAAAAAATAGTAGATTTGATCTTTAACAGAGGAGGAAGAACATGAAAATATCTAAACGAGGGATAGACCTTTTAAAGCATTTCGAGAGTTACGAAATGAAGGCATATAAGTGTCCTGCAGACGTTTGGACCATTGGTTGGGGATTTACTCGGGTTGATGGTGTAAAAGTCAAAGAAGACGATATTATGACCTCAGAAGAGGCCAATCTAGAACTAATAAAGCAACTAAGAACTTATGAGAATGTAGTTAAGAAAGCCATTATGATAAAAAAGATAAACCAGAACCAGTATGATGCCTTGGTCTCTCTTTGCTATAACATTGGAGGATCCAGTTTTAGGAGATCCGATATAGTTAAACTGGTCAATAATAGAAATTTTATAGGTGCATGTCGGATCTTTAATCTATGGTCCAAGGCAGCTAAAAAAAGATCCAAAGGATTATTGAGAAGAAGGATGGCAGAAAGGAATTTATTCTGTAGTTGGCCAGACCCAATTGTAAAAGTTGTTCCTAAAAATTACCAGGAAACATTAGAGAACTATAAGGAGAGTGAAAAATGAAAGAACTATTAGGAAATGCATTACTATGGCAGGTATTATTGGGGATTATATTATTAATCTTACCATCACCACTACTGAAGAAAGCAGGAGATCAGGTAGGAGATGCCATTGAAGGAGTAGGAGGAGAAAAAGCCAGGAATGTAGCTTACAAAATTCTTACTGACTTTGCTGAAGGATTAAAGAAATCTAAACATAATGGAGATATTAATTTAACCTCTAATTATCAGATAGACAGTGAATTGGATAAATATAAGGTGTCATTGGGTTTGGAAGATTTAAAATCAAAGGTAAAGGATTAGAATTTAAGATAGACCTAATTCATCATAAAACCAAGTTATTTCAGTTTAAGATTTTTAGGAGAGCTAATTCAATAAGAGAATTGTTTTGGAGATATAAAAGATAGATTAAAGGGATATTAATTTATATCCCTTTTTTTTAAAATTGAAATTTTAAATATTATCAAGCATACTTAAATGACAATGAAAATGAAAATCAAAGGAGGGGGATAATAATGAATAAAATATTATTAATATTGATAATTAGTATCAGTTTAACGAGTTATGGGAAATCAATTAACATAGAGCAATTAGAAACACGAAACGGTATAGATTATGAGATAAGTGAAGAAACTCCATACACAGGAACAGCTATTAGGTATTACGAAAATGGTCAAATCGAATTTAAATCAAATTATAAAAATGGATTAATAAATGGAGAATGGGTTTTTTATTATGAAAATGGTCAAATTAAATTAAAAGGAACTTGTAAAGATGGGGTACTAAATGAACAACGAAATTATTACGCAACTGGAAAAATCAGAGATAAAAAAAATTATAAAGATGGAGAACTAAATGAATGGATTTTTTATTATGAAAATGGAAAAATTAAAAGAAAATGGAATTATAAAGATGGGGGAAAAAATAGGGAATCGATTTCTTATTACACAACTGGAAAAATCAAATCTAAATGGAATTATAAAGATGAGGAAATAAATGGGGAATCGATTTCTTATTATGAAAATGGAAAAATCAAATCTAAAGAGAATTATAAAGATGGGAAAAAAAATGGGGAATCGATTTCTTATTATGAAACTGGAAAAATCGAATCTAAAGGGAATTATAAAGGTGGAGAAAAAAATGGGGAATATATTTTATATTACAGAACTGGAAAAATCAAATCTAAAGGGAATTATAAAGATGGGAAACGAATGAACTAATATAAAAGTCATGAAAGTTCCGTAGGAAATGGTTTGGAACTTTCATTTGAAAGCTTAATAAAATCAATCTTAAAAGGACGCTGCAAATTTAGCGTTCTTTCGATTTAAATTGAAAATTTTATAAAAAAAAGTTTTCAATGAAATCAAAGACAGTAATTAAGAATTAAAAAAAGTCATTAGTAAGGATAACTTTTTGTTTGATGGAGAGGAAAATATAAAAATAAAGATATAAATATATATAAAGCTTTATTGAGCTAAATATTATATTAGTTTTACTTTATTATCAAAAACATAACAAAGGAGGTATTAAAATGAATAAAAGAATCAAAATAAAAAAAGAGTCTTTTTATATTCCATTCCGTGAGCATCTAGTTGATATTTTCGGAACCTTAGTTCCTGGAATTTTATTCTTAAATTTCACTATTTTTACTTTAGCTTGGCCTATATGGGCGATATTGGCAGAATTTGATGATAAGAGGTTAATGACTTATGAAATCGCCAAAAGAATAATTAAATTTACTAAGTTTTTTAAGAGTGAAATAGGAATTGTTTTGATAATTATTAGTTATGCATTTGGGCGTATTTTCTTTCGTCTTAATAAAGACAAGGTTGATGAAGATAGTTATAGATATATTGCTCGAAAAAAACTCCTCAATAAAGAAACGTTAGAAAATTGGGTAGTTAGAAAGAAAGGAGAGGTTTCAGAAAACTGGATAGTTAGAAAAATAAAAGAAATTTCAGAATATTGGGTGATTAGAAGTACAAAAAATGAGTCACCAATTTGTGACTACCCTTATTATTATTTATATGAATATTTAGAATCAAAAGGAATGAGTCATTTAACTAAATTTGTCCCTTGGAGGGGTGAAGATGAAGAAACATATAAATACCGAGCAACACATCGAATTAATGCTATAAAAATTAGGCTTATGTATTATGAACCATATAGTTTCACTTATATTTTTAGAAATGAAGCACATATTCGTATGATGTCTTCAATTTGGTATGTGATGACATACATTTTAAGGCTTGGGTTAATTTTGATAATAATAAGTATAATTTTACTTTTATACTTTCCAATTGATCCAAGCTATTTAGTGACTAGACGTATTATACCTATTTTAACAAGCTTTATTATGCTAGTACTCGCATTTATTATAAAAAGGGCAATTAAAAAAATTTATCATTTCATGCGAGTAAGGGAAATTGTTCTTATATTAGAAGGTGCTTACATTGCATCAATTGAAAATCCAGATTTTCTTAAAGGGTTGAATTAATCAATAATATTAAAACAATCTACATTTAAAAATTCTAGTATGGAGAAAGCGTTGTTCATAAATGTAAATTAGAAATTTATAATTAATAGCTAATGAACATTCCTAAATAATTCTTTCGGAACTTTCATAATTAACATCAATGAAATCAATCTTAAAAAGACACTAAATTTAGTGTCTTTTTATTTAAATTTTGTATGAGATTTTTTTTTTAATAATATAAACATAATGTAGATAATTACTCTTTTATGAATACTGTTACCGTCTGTTTATATCGTTTACTCTATAGATCTTGGCGATAACCAAACTCACTCGATAGATTTTTTATTAATAATGAGTACTTCTCTATGATAACTTTCATCTCAGTCGGCACATTAGAAAATAATTTTTCCCAGCTTTCTTCCCAATTTGGAAGTGTCTTAAGTTGATACGTGTTAGTCTTTATTTTCGCATTAGACCCTACACCTGTATAGGTTTCAAAGGCTATATTCATAAATTCTGTATATGATAAGAAAGCACTATCAGACCAATAAGGTCGACTTATATACATGTTCCGATCAATATCTCTTTTTTTCTCTATAATTTGATTTGGAGAAAATTCCTTCCAGTCTCCAACTTGCAGTAGATATACAAAAATATCGTTCAAATCCTTACCAATAGTTTCATATATATCTACACGTTTTTTAATAATACGGTCATTCAAACTGGCCCGTTTTTCATAGTTAATCGCAATGTTTTTTGCCCAAATTCCTAATAATAGAATTATTATAGGTGTGGCAAATGGCACAATAATATCAATAATAATTTTACTAATACTCATATTAATACTCCCTTTAGACATATTTTATTTCAAGACTTAACTTTCAAATATATCTTTCATTATAAATTTAACTTTGTCAAATAAACATATGAATTTTTGCTTGATATCCATAAACCTTATTTTATCCTCACTTTTTTTGAATTTATCCATAATTATTTGATTTTATATATATTTTAATGCAAACTTAAATAAGGGTAAATAATTTTAAATGATAGAAAAAATACTATTATAAAAAGGAGGTTTTTTATGGAAAAGAAATGGTGGTATGCACCGGATTCTTTTATTAACGAAGAATCCAATTTTCAAAGTACAACAAAACGATGTAGTGAAGATAATAAATTTAAAAATGCTCAAAAATTAAGAATTACTGTAGAAGGAGCTTGGATCCATGAAAATATGGATCGGTTAATGTGGACTAAAACTAATGACCTCATTATTTTTAGTCAAATTGGATACGGCAGTAAACCCCCAATAAAAAAAGTTCATTTCTATGAAAAAAACGTGAAAGAAAAGAAATGGATTCCCATCGTATTTCATCCTGATATTTATGCAACCTCTGATTTTAATGAATCAATAGAAGAAATAAATATAGGAATATTTGTCTATGATGAAGACGGATTAAATAAAAGTAAAGCTAGTGAGCTTTCTTCAAACTTTGCTTCCGCAGCTTCCATAGCAGCTATTGCCTTTCCTGTGCTCTTACCTTATTCGCCTCTAATATCTAGTGTAGGGAAATCCTTAATAGGGATAATTAGTAATATGGATGACCATGATGAAATAATCAATGGAAATATAAGGTTAGCAGTTAATAAATCCTCTGATGAGGCCTACAATTTATTACAACCTGGATTTTTTGTTTGTTTTGCAGAACCAGTAGAGATAAAAAATTTAATTCTCAAAGAAGATAAGAAAGTTTATACAAAAAAAGGAGATCTGTACACTCATAATTCATATATTGTATTACGAGTAACTAAAGATACTTCAATTTCCTCTGAGTTTCTTATTAATCAACGAATGGCAACACTCTTATCTGAACTTGAAAAAGGGAAGGGTGAAAATTCTATTCAAGCTTTAGATTTTCTTCAGGATACAATGAGTTCTTATTCACTAATGAAAAAATTAAAACGTTATAAGGAACTCAAAAAAAAATCTATCCGTACAGAGGACGAAGAAAATCTATATCATGAATTAAGTAATGATGATGAATTATCTGAATATTATTTGTAAAACAAAAGGAGGGCAAAAAATGAAATATAATGATTTGAAAAAACTAAAACTTAGTCCAGAAATTTGGACATTAATCCAAAAAGGGTTGAATCATGCTGGATTTTATAACGGAACTTATTTTGGAAAACCTGGTCCTAAAACAGAAAAAGCTTACAATGCTTATATTAATAATGATGTTAGCGAACCAAAATGGATGTCTGTAGCAAGAAACGAAATAGGAGTTAAAGATTATTCTGGCAGTGCTGATAATCCTGATGTTCTTAAATATCTTAAAAGTGTTGATACTCTCAGTGTGAGTGCTCAAAGGAGAGATGAAACTGCTTGGTGTAGTGCTTTTGTTAACTGGTGTATGGAAGAAGTTGGGATAAAGGGAACAGAAAAAGCTAATGCTAGATCTTGGCTTAAATGGGGTAAAAAATTAGAAGTTCCTAAAATAGGTTGTGTTACTATTCTGTGGAGAGGAGACCCTAAAGGATGGCAAGGACATGTTGGATTTTTTATAAAAGAAACTACTTCACATGTATATCTATTAGGCGGAAATCAAAGTGATGAAGTAAAAATTAAAAGATATCCTAAAGAGCGTATTCTAGGATATAGGGATATATCCCAAGTGTAATTCTATGAGTAGAAAAAACCTTATCTAATACAAACCACAGGGACTAATATCTAGTAAAAAAACTAAATTTAATAAGGTATGCTTTCGCCAATATATAAATATTAACTGAGCTTAGGAGGAAGATGATTATGGATAAGTTAAGTCCGGACACAAAATCAAAAAATACGGTTAATACAGAATTAACTAGAGAAGAAGTTGAACAGCTTCACCAAATAAAGCTCCTCGAAGAAATAAAGCGGGAATTAATTGTATGGGCCAAGCGTCAAGTATGGTTATTTTTAATTGTGATATCTATTTTAGTCGCTTTTGGTATTCATCAGACTATTGATATTTTAGTTGATCGTAAAATAAAACAGAATATAGCTGAGAAAGAAGCAATTATTACGCATAGTTTAGACATTATGCACGACGCTACTGTTGAAGGGACTGTTGAAGCAAAGAGAATCAAGGCTACACTATTCAGTTTGGAAGAGATGAGATCCAGTGCTCAAGAAAGTTTAGATTTATTAAAAATAGAGGCTAATCAACTTCAAAAAGATTTTGCAAATATTAATGCAAACATCAATAGCCTACGGGAAGGACTTAAGAAGAATACTGAAAATTTACAGATTCAAATAGGAGGGATAGCTTCTAAAACCAGCGTTGATATTTCTTCCTCAAAACAAAAAATTTTAAATTTTGAAGCTAATTCAGAATATACTGTATTGGTGTTTTATACACTTTCTCAGAAGGTTATAGCTAATGATCTTAAAGAGAGTCTTCTATCCGAAGGGTATCGTTCTTCTAGTACTGCCACAGATTTTTCAGAGCTTTCAAAGGTGTATTCATCTGGAACTATCTCTATAAATTATACAAATCGAGGAACTAATGTAGTAGAGAAGATTGAAGAAATGCTGACTAAAAAGGGTCTATCAGGCTCTTTCAAGATTCAAAAAAGTATTACTCCATTACGACGCGGCGATGTGCAAATTTTAATCTTCTGATACGAATAATTACACATGGCACTTATAATATTAGCTAGAATGTATTTAATATTATTTTTTTTAACTTTTATTTGAAAGGCTAATAAAATCAACTTTAAAAGAATATTGATTTTAAGGCAAGCTTAAATAAGACTCTTCTAAAGATAATCAATATTTAGGTTTGTTTTTCTAAAAAGTTATGAATTTTTATCATAGAATATATGTAAGAAAGTTAGGGAGAATATATACTTATTTAATATCTGAATATAAAATAATTTTTTAAATAAACTTAAAAAAGGAGGAGAACTATGAAAGCAGAAAGTATAAAAGAATTAAAATATTACAAGAATAAAAACTCTAAAGCTTTAACAATTTTGGCAGAAGGCGATTCTTGGTTTGATTATCCTAGAAATATGTTTTTTCTAGGTCCAGATGCTAATATAATCGATCATCTTTATGATAAAAAAGATTTAATCATCTATAATATGGCTAGTAATGGAGATGAAGCTGTCGAGATGCTTTCTGGAGAAAATAAATTTAAATTAATTAAAGCATTAGAAAGCTATAAATTTGATATATTACTTTTTTCTGGTGGCGGAAATGATATTGTAGGAGGTTATGATTTTAATTTTATTTTAAATGAAAAAAAAGACAGTATGAAATGGAAAGATTGCATTAACTTAGAAAGATTAGAAATTAAAATAGATCAAATTAAAAGCTCGTATAAATTTTTATGTGAGATAGCAAAGGATTATCCAAATATAAAAATAGTTTCTCACACTTATGATTTATGTCCTCCAAGTAAAACTGGTTTTAAACCAATAAAATTTTTACCTACCACTTTTGGAGATGGATGGTTAAAAGTTTATTTAACAGAAAAAAAAATTTATAATTATGATGATCAAAAAAATATTATAGATTACATTTTGAAAGCTTTAAGAGAAATTCTAATTGAAATTGATAAAAAATATGATAATTTTACAGTTGTCGACACTCAAGGAACATTAGGTGATAAACATTGGAGAGACGAATTACATCCTAATTCAGTGGGATTTGAATTAATTTCACAAAAAATATATAAAGCTTTGGTTTAG